ATTCTCCAACTTCATTACTACTTTCAATAAAAATATCTTTTATGTCTTCGCTTGCAGGTTTCATTTCTACCCCTTTATCGTTGCATATTGTCTGATAATATCTAAGACCTTTTTTGAATTATCCTTTAGTGCTTTTTCCAAGAACTTCCAACCACCTTGTTTATAGTTCTTATTTATTTCATGGACAAAGACAGCATAGAAGGCAGAAAAACCGATAATTGCCATTACTGATTTTTTATCTTGTTTTGCTTCCTTCTTTGATTTATTTACTAAAGCAGAATGCGCCCGTTTAAATTTACTTTTATCTTCTCCTTTAAATTCTCCTTCTGATTCTGAAACTTTACCATTCGTAACGAAACGGCTGGCCCTTAAATTACCTAAGTCTATCGGCGCGTTCTTGACTGCTTCACCACTTACATAAAGAGCAGCAGCAAGAACACCGGCAGCAGTCGCGCCTTCTATCTTGGCAATCTCCTTATTTAAATTGGAGACTACTTTATCAAGGCCGATCAATCTTTTTTCTTTTATAGCCATGCCTTCCTCAAAAAAGTATTTGCTTTAATATTCGGCATTTCAGATACCGCTTTTATTATCAAGGCAGAATCAATCAATTCAGGATTCCTTCCAGAAGAACTGGAATCACCAGAAGAACTGGAATCACCAGAAGAACTGGAATCAAGATCATCAAGTTCTCCAAGAAGCAAATAACCATCGGGTTCAAATACCGTTTCAGAAAAAACAATACTTTTAGAAACTTCCTCCTTCCCTGCTTTAGAAACAAAAGATTCCGTTTTGTTTTCCCAGCGAACGTCTATTTCAACAGGAGAAGCAAAAGAAAGTCCACCCTGTCCGTCTGGAGAAGGACTACCCCAGTAAACTGCCTTCTGATTAAAGAAACGATTTAATTTCATTTGTCCTCCTACGTGCCAAGATCAAACTGTATTGTTTCAATCTTTGCTTCTCGCTTGCCGACGCTTGCAAGCTTGCCAGTTGTATCCAAAATAAGAACTTGCTGACCGTATGAAGTAAAATTTAAACCTCTTCCAAGAATACCCACTTCATAAGTCGCCTGCGCGTCGCCTATTGCTTCAGACAGAACTTTCGGGTCGCGTATAGCTACTAAATGAGCAGCAAGCCAGCGTTCTATTTCTTTTAAATGAGCATCCGTCAATCCACTACTATCTAAAAATTCCGACACAATTAAATTTGCCGCTGTTATAAAAGCCGTTGTATCAAGAGAAGTACTGATTATTTCTTTTACTTCTTCATCGGTTACTCTTGCCATTTTTACCTCCCCATAAAGTAGGTGAAACGAATGCCGGAGCGTTCTCGTTCCATTCAAGACCATAAGAAATAATTACTTCTTGAATTTCAGAAAAGTCTCCATTAACCATTTTTTCCGGCCATACTTCTACTACATTCAAATATTTTTTCATTTCAAAAAAGCGCCGCTTATGTTCTTCTACCCACTTTCTCCATCCATCAGCCGTATTATACGCTCTCATAAATCCTGTCTTTAAACAAGAATTTATTATATCTTCGTCGTTTCTCCTGACGATAATCCATTTGGCTTTAGGAAAAGCTTTATCCCACAAAGGCCAGAACAAACAAGCTTTTGCTCCTTTATAAAACCACTTCTGCCCAGCATATCCTTGCTTATCAATAACTGAAAATATTTTCTGCTTCCAGTTTTCTCCTTGCCTTTCTGAAAGCCCGAAAAACTTTGTTATATCAGGAAGAGGTTTTTGCCCCAAGGGGTCAACACCTAAAGCCCGAAAATATGGTTTTACTACTCCATTTCTTATTTCCAAATTTTCAAACATTCCCTTCTTGTTGTTATCATTTGGCCCTGCAAGCTGACCACCCCAAGCACCGCATAGATGAACAATGCCAGCCGTCATGGAAGTGCCAGAACGAGCGCATCCGGTTATAAGAATAGGTTTTTCTTTAAATCCATTTGCCATCCCAGTCTCCCTTCCTTGTAGCAGGATTTCCAAAATAAACACCAGGTTCTTCAATATCTTTTACTACTACAGAACCCATGCCGATTAAAACATTATCACAAATTTTTACCCTTCTAATTATGCTACCAACACAAAGGTAGCAGTTTTTTCCGACAATGGCAGAACCCGCTGTCATTGAACAATCAGTAATGATCGTACCTTCTCCGATAACACTATTATGACCAATCGAACAATGGCAACCGATTTTAACATTGTCTTCTACTATCGTCGAATCAAGCGAACCTCTTGCTATAGCTGAATAAGCGCCGATATCTACGTTATTGCCGAGAACAACATTGCCGATATGCTTTAGCTTTACTACGTCCTTCCCACGCTTTGCATAAGTCATTCCTTCAATTCCAATTACTGCGGTAGAATGGATAGAACAATTTTCACCAACAATATTATCAACAGGATTTCTTCTCCTGTTTATATAATTATGAAAACGAATAAAGTCATATTCGGGATTCTCTGAACTAAAAATTGCTTTTATACTTCCTATATTACGCGCCGCCTGAGAATTAATTTCTTTGTCCTTGACATGAGTAAACACAACTATTGTTCTACCACAAGACAAAGCCTTCCCAAACCAAAAGGGATTCTTTGCCAAAGCAGCATGATAGTCTTTAGGATTTGAAATAGAGCAAGTACCTTCTATTCCCATCCCTTCTAATATTTCAAAAGACAATCCTTTACTTTCCATTGCTTACCTCTACTAATTTTTCAAACGGATGATGCCAAATACTTTCTTCGTTCCATATCTTCTTTACCCATGCCGCCTTACATTGGTGCGGTCTTGGGTAGCCGTGGAATGCTACTATCTTTGCGTCTTCAGGCATTCCGTTTTTACCCCTGCAATCATTTTTAAAAGATTTAAAACCATCAAAATAATCCTGAACCAATCGAACTTTCGTTCTACTTCTCGTAAGCATAGCGGTAGTATAACGCTGTTCTAAACGATACTGCCGAGCGTGTTCAGGATATTTAAACTTCTTGTAAATCCATGACCAGTCGCCGTTCCATATCATAATTCCAGAACACCACTTCTCGCCGCGTCTTAACGCTGGCGGCTGCGGTCTTGTCATATAGAAAGTATCGCGAGGACACGTTATAGCGAGTTCTCCAAGGCGATCTATATTATTTACTATCAAGGTATCAAGTCCGGTTACAATCGTCGGCCCTGTCAATCTGAATAGCTCAATAACAGACCACCACCCCGGCCATTTCTTCAGTAGCGGTTTATAGCCCGGAACTCCTTCTATATCGGATAAGCAAACAAAGTCATAATTAATTGTCAAGTTCTTCTTGACCATCCGTTCAAGGCGTTCTACATAAGAAGCATCGTAATCGCCGCCAGACCTTAAGACAACCGCGAATTTAACCATAGCCCTAACTTCTCCTTTCTGTTCTTCTGCCCTGCATCGACAACAATTTTAAACCCATAAGCAGACATTGTTTTTTTAAACCAGGCCCAGCCTTTATCAAGAACGTGAGCGGAAGCACCACCTTTCCAGAAATAATCTTCTTCTTTAAGCGGAACCTCTACCAAAAAAGACTTTGTAAAAGAACTTGCCATCCTGATAATTTTTGATACCTGAGAATAATCAAGATGTTCAAGCGTATGGGAAGAAACAAAAACATCTACTTCATAAGAAAAACACAAATTATAAAAATCAGTAGTAAGAGCGACCGGAGCAAATCTTGAATCGTCGCAAACGTTATTATCTATTGCCAAAGAACAAATATCAAAACCTAACCAGTTTTCTATTCGTTGATTTTTTGATAGAACTTCTTTAGCAAGATAGCCTTCGCCGCATCCGAGTTCAACAACAGTACCTCTTTGTTTTCTAAGAATCTTTACAAGACGACTGCTATACCTCTTGACTGTTCTTGTATGACTTGTCACAAATTCATACCAAAGGTTATGGATACAAGCAAGATCATTAAAAGAATATCTTCCTGCGCGATAATTTTCGCGGTAGAAGTCCCAGTTCCTTTTCTTTACTTCGTCAAAAGTTTTCTGAATCATAACCTTTCCTCTTCGGGGACAATTCCTTTTTTAACAGCACAGCTTCCATACCAAATTTCGTTCTCTCCTACGTTCTTTGTAATCACGCAACCAGCGCCGATAACCGCGTTCTTTCCGACAACTACCCCAGGTAGAATCAACGCTCTTGCACCGATGCGACAAGCATCACCGATTACCGGGCCTTTTAAAACCTGATCCATAACATTATTTCTGAAGGCACTTATTCTTTTCTCATTTATAATTGTTACGCATGGCCCAAAGTAGCATCGACTTCCAATTTCAGCATATCCGGTTATATGGCATTGCGATTGAATCGTAGTTGCTTCTCCAATTTTTGTGAAGGCCTCAATTACTACGTTATGACCAATAACAGAATTTCTCTTGATATGAACATTATTACGAATGACCGTATTATGACCGATGAAAACATTATCTTCTATAACGCAATTTTCGTCAATAACAGAACCGCGACCAAGCGTAATGTTAGCGCCCAGTAAGGAAGCAACATGAACCATTGCAGTTCTATCTTTATTCCCGATCATACTACCACCAAAAATAAGCGGCGTATCTTCAAAAGAACGATACCTCATATTACTTCCTCCAGTCTTTTTTTTGGATATACATTCAACGCACTTTCTAAAGAAGTATTTATTATTTCAACGCCAAGTTTTTGTGCGTCTTCTGCTATCAGTTTATGTACATTGATAAATCGCCTAAACGGGTCATGCTTAGATTCTTTGTGGGCATCGTGCCAGTTTTTGTCTTCCTTCTCTCCGATAAATTTCATATCAAATCCAAGTAGAACAATTTTCTTGACACCGAATAGTACTGCTAAATTGATCGCGCTATTTCCAGAACAGGCGTTCCAGCATACTTGCGCGGGAGTAGTTACAATTCCTTGACTTTTAGGAATCCTTGCCCTTCTTAACTTTTTCAGCCAAGGTTCTCCTTTTAGTTCCGCGTTCTCGTTACAAGTCATAACAAGACCGGGAAAATTAAAAAGTTCTTCTTGATGCCAGTTCCACCATTTTAAATCACCGAACCAACAAACGTCTACCCAAGAACCAAACTTAAAGGCATTGTTTACGCCGATTACTTTCTTATCAAACAAACGCTCTTTGTAGTACTCCCCAAGTTCAAGATAAACCCTTTCATTATACCTTTCGTTATTTTCGTCTATTCTTCGGCCTTTTATGTTAGCATTAATTCGGACAGAAGGGCCACCACCAATTATATAAGCAGTTCCTCCTTCCCAAATTTTAGGTACAAGAAAGGGTCTATCCTGACTCTTTTTCATATTACATCACCTTCCTTTTCTTTGCCGATAATGGCAAGTGCTTCCTTCTTAGAAACAAGTTTATCAGTCAACTTCTTCCCTGACACGGTATTTACAACTTCATACCGACCGCTTCCCTTGTGAACAAGTTTAAGGGTAGGCGGTTTCCGGCGAGCAATTTTCTTTTCCGGTTCCGTCTTTTCTCCAAGTACTTCAAGAGTAGTTAAAAAAGCTTCGGGAACATTATCTGCTTCAAATGAATCGCCGGGTACGTACTTCTCACCGTTTATTCTTAAAGTTCCTGTCTTAACGCGATACCGCATTTTATCCTCCTTCTGGTTAAATTTTTTTAAATGAAAATAATATGGTTAATTATTCTTCTACTATTAAAACATACTACTTCGTGCCGTGAATAAGACCGGCGCGGTTATTCTGATCGGCGCGGATTTGCGGAACCATGATCGTCATTACTTTGAAGTGTGTTCGCATTCCGCCTTCGGTCTGCCATTCTACTACGGAGATCGGCATACCCTGAACCAACCGGACAACATCGGAAGTCATTTGAACGAGAACCACGTTATCAGCAGTAATGGAATCTGCTACCCGAATATCCTGAATGCCGTCAATTTCGAGAATCCGCTGGCGAATCGTCTTGTCGCTATAGGACTTGAAGTCCTTATCAATCGCCGTCTCAAAATTGGTAGGAATGTAAAGCACCCACGGCCCGTAGAATCGGTCGTCGATGGACGCCTGCTTCATTCGGATTACGTCGTCAATGATTCTTTCGCCGGTAGCCCCAGCGGAGGAATCGTCGTCGTCCCAATGCGCGTTTAAGGTTACATTGTTCTTGTGCGGGAAGTCCAAGTAACCGTAAATCGTACCGCCGCCGAAGGTGTAAGTACCGGAACCGACAAGAAGAAGTTGCTCTGCCATTTCCGCTACCTTCCGTCCGGCGAGTTCTGCCATCGTGGTATCCAAAGGCGCTCCGGTAGTACGACTCGAAGCAAGAACTCGCGCATTAATGAAGAAGTCCTTATGGATAATCGGCAGGGGCAAGTAGTTAATATCGAACTCAGGGCGATCATTATTATCGCGAGTAATGCCGTCCATCGTCACGCTTGCCGCTTCCATATCGCTCATGTCCTCATATTCGAGAACAGTACTTCCCATGCCATTGGGAATGTTATAAACCAAACCACGGGACTGCAAATCGGCAACAGCGCGAAGGCGAGTTCTCGCCGCATTCAAAACCGCCGTGTCGTAGTGCTTCCATTCGTCTTTACGAAGGGTAGCATTCGCATTAATAGGAACAGCTTTCGGTTTTCCACCTTCGAGAACGGTCATATATGTTCTCCCGTCCTCTCCGATATAGGGCCGCAAAGCCATCGGGTTCATTCCGTTTGCAAGCAGCCTTTGTGCTACCGAACCACTCGCTTGTCCGTTTAAGATAAAATCCATTTTATACCTCCTGTTTTAAAAATTAAAAGTTAAAAAGAAGAACAACTTTCAGTTTTGGTTGTTAGTAGTTAAATAATTTCGATCTGAACAAGACCATCCGGGTCAGCAGCAGAAGAACCAGTCATGTCAACAGTAGTCAATGCTACCCCGATAATCGGTTCTGCATAAATACTTTGCCGCTTGGCCGAAGAAGAATCCAAAGATAAGGATTCCTTATCGGGCGTGTGCTTCTGAACATAACCGGAACCGGCGCTTTCAACAAAATCGCCCATCGTTACCTTCTGCCCATTCAAAACCCGCATAAGAACAACATCGCCCCGACGCGGAGCAATGAAGAAAACACGAGTTGTGGTATCATAGGCTTCGGAAATTTCCTTCCCTTGATTCTCGTCTTCGATTGCTACCAGTTTTTGACAGTTGCCACCAGCCGTCGCATGAACCTTGACGGTCTTGGAAGCAGTCGTCCTTTCAAGAAGCATTCCGGGATAGATAGTTCCACTTGCAATCCCTTCCTTCTTTAAGGCATCGCTATCAAGAGTAATTGTTTTGTACGCCATTGTAAAACCTCCTTTGTTTAAAATTAAAAGTTATTTGTTTACTTTAAAAATCTCATTCAAGAAGAACTGGTTACTATTTCTTGTCGTAGCTCATTTCGGGAATCGTCAACGGTTCTTCGTTTACTTCTCCGCTGTTATCCTGAATGTTGGCTCCGGCGTTCCCGGAAAAGTCCTCCTTCGTACCCGTCAACCTGACGATACCTTCGAGCGCGTTAATATCCATTGCGCGAAGTTGTGCTTCGGAAAAGGAGTTGTTCTTATTTGCCATAATCGTTTTGACTGCTTCTTCTTTTTTCTTACGATACATGGCAAGGCCATTAGCCAGAACGTCTCGCATTTCGCCGGGTGCGGTAGCAATAAATTCTTCGGGCGTTTTCACTTTCGGTTCTTCCTTCTGATTACCTTTCGGTTCCGGGGTCAGTTCTGCCGCGCCTTTCTCGGCGGCTTTCTGGAGGGCTTCAATCTTTTCTTTTTTCTCACGATTAGCCGATTCCATTTCCTCTACCTTTGCGAGAACTTCCTCTGACAAGCCAAGCAGCCAGGCTTCGTCCTCTTTTTTAAAAGTTGTTTTCTCGTTCGCAATCAACTCCTTCACCCGATCAGTGCAACATCCTTTTTTCTCCATGTTCTTTACCTCCTTGTTTTGTTTTGGGTTATAAGTTATCTTTTTCACTACTTCAGAAATTTCATCCGAAACAGAAATTTCTCCATTGTCATTAAAAGAAAAGTTTCTTTTATAAAGCTTTGGTTGTCCTGTCGGCATCGGGATTGCTTCATAAATAAAATAGTCTTCATAAATATCCACAAGGTAGTGCATGTAGGAAGAAGAATCCAGTTTGTCAATCTCAGCCTGAACTTGCGACCGTATTTCGTTATAGCTTAACGATTCACAAATAAAGAACTTCTGAAGCAATGAAATCCCGTTTTCTATTTCTCCGCTTTCAACAAAAACTTTTCCATTGTTAACTTTGAAACTACTTAAATCAACATTCTTAAACTTCATGGTTTCACCTCCTTCCTTTTTATTTGCTCTGATACCGCAGCCATCTGAAAAGCTGCAAGCGCCGATTGAACCAGGAAGTAGGGCCAAATGATCGGGCCGAACTTCAGATATTATCCTTTCATACTCCTCCTCATTCCATAATCCATAAACCATTTCATCTTCGGAGAACAATCCCGTTGATACTTCTACTTGTGCTTTGTTTGATAACATAGCATACAGTTCAGGATAATGCAACTTAATTTTTTGTTCATCAATCCAAACCTCGCCTTTTAATTTTGAATCAGTAAAGGTCACGTTAAACAAGCGCCCGACTGCTACTTTATGCAAAACATCGGGAGAATTAGCGCTGATCGGAAAGCCTTCTTCCGTAACCGGATGGCCGACCGTAATAGGAACGCCGTTCCAAGTAAACGGGAACTTCGCGAGTTGATTCGCCGGATAGTAGGTAGGAATCCCATCCATGCCACAATGAACTCCTTCTTTAAGAAGAACAACAGGAGCAATCAGGTAGTCCTTTCCGTCAAGGTTTCCTCTACGCAAGGAATAGTTGTTCATCACCATGTTAACGCAGAACTGTGTTTCCGTCACCTTCTTATTTGATTTTATTTTCATTCATCCTCTCCTTCCTCGTCCGGTTCTATTTCGTCGGCAGGAACCGCATTACCTTCTTCGTCAACTAAAGTAATGGATTCAATCCAATCACTAAAATCTTTTTCTTCTTCTTTGGTTAATATACTCATGGTAGCCCTCCAATTATTTCCCATACCATCGGGTCGATATATGCTGACTTTGCGACGGCTGGAGTATTCTTTAAAAAATTACTTACTGTCGTCGTTACTTCCTTCACAATTTTCTTTCTCTGCTTTTCGTCAAATATTATACCTTTATTATTATACTTTGATAATTCACGCTTGGCAATAGCTGTTCCATAATATGTTCTAAAGTCCTTAATCGTGTACTTCTTGCCTGATACCTCTTGTAAGTAGGCATTCAACTTGTCGGAATTAACATCAGGAAAAAGACTATCTTTCTTCCCTGAATAAGTTTTCTTACGTTCTTCTAAGAACGTAGCTAAAGTTTTATTTCTTATAGTATAGCTGGCCGGAACCCCTTTCTTTGCAACGAAATTTAATTTTATCTTTTCTCCTTCTACCTTAACATGACGGTTCTGTAATGTTGTCAACCCGTATGCTATCTTCTTCGTTTTTCTTTTTGATACGTTTCCAATTCTTATTGCTGTTTCATTTTCAATTCCAAGAAGGTACGCTCTGGGGTCTTTATTCTTAATACCTAAAGCAATCTTCTTCCTTATTTGTTCTATGTCACGATTAAAGGATTTTAACTTTTCAAATTTACGTTTAGAAGAACCTGCAATCCATTCTGCCGAATATCTATATTGCAGTTCTCCTGCTGCATCTTTTCCTATCGCTTGAATCTTTGCTTTTATATCTTTAGAAATTACTACGTCTGTCCATGCTGGAGGAATAGCAAGATTTCTTATCCTTTGTTCTTCTGCTTTTGTTAACTGAACTTTTTTACCTTTGTAAAGGATTTCTCCTTTTGTATTTCTTACGTAGTCATTACATTCCTGCGGTTTATTTGCTATGATATTTGTTATTAATGAAGTAGTAAAACAAGGCGTATAATCAAGCGCCGATTGCATTATACGTTCTTTTTCATATTGCTGCGATTCAGGTAGAATCGGTTCATCCATAATCGCCGGAATATAAGGAAGTAGAGAACATCTGCAATTTGGTTCTCCTAAAAGTTCTCTTGCTTCTTCCCGTTCATAAACTTTGGCATGTCTTTCTCTATGGGATGCGCGAACCCTTTCGTCCTGCGCCGTCCACCATTGAACTTGTACTTCGTCGCCGATAATACCTTCTGCCGATTCATACTCATTAAGTGCTGCCTGATTATGAGAATTAATTACTTCAGTTCTTGCAATTAAAGTTCCTCTTGCTTTTCCTATCTTGTCAATTCTATCAGTAAGGTTCTTCGCTATTTGCCTTGGGTGTTTTCCTTGTGACATACCTAAAGCAAGTTCTCTTGACATTTGGGTTGACATAGCAGAAGTAACACCTTTTAAATCAGTAAAGACGCGAGAATAAATAAGTCCTACTCTATCAGCATGAAACGGTCTATTAAAAACCGCGCTTAGAGAATCACCGCTTGGCCCGAAGGTAGGAATATCTAATCCTGCCCTGCGAAGGTCTGATCTCGCTCGTACCATCCCTTTCTGGTACGCTGATTGAATATATGTATTACTCCAAGGTTCTGCTCCTGATACCGGGCCATAGGAAGTTTCAAGAACATTTTCATCTATTTGTTCTTGTAACCAATCCATGAACTGTTCCTTCTTCCTTGTTGACCATCGGTACTCGTAATCCTCTAAAGGAATTATATTCGGCATTTCTACCGATGTCTTTTTAACAGGAGCCAGAAAGTTTTCTTCTACTATCTTTTTTCTGACGGCAATACTTATCTTATTGAAACGAGAAATCATATCCTTAGAAAACTGACTTCTAAGGGTAATAGTTCTCGTAGGGTCTTTGTCCTTGCCTGTTAATGCAAGGTAGATAATATTTGTTTTTAGATTTTTCATTTTTACACTTCAGAAGAATCAGAATCAATATCGTCGTCAACGTCAAGATCGTTTATATCTTCTACTTCCATTGTTCCGCGTTCATCCTCTATTTGCTCAATTTCATCCTCTGTCAAATCAATAAAATTTCTTAGGAAGAACTTAGGCGGTATCAGTCGATCAGCGCCAATCGCGTTAACATAGGAAGCAATCGCTTCGGTTTTTACTTTGCTTGTATCGGCGCGTTCTTTTTCACTTGGGGCAAACAGGTCTTCCCATTCAAAGATAAAATCATTTTTTGCCTCTGGAAGTACTCCAAGAGAAATAAGTCTATTGACAAAAGGATAGAGAATCATAGGAGTAACGTAGTTTTCCCTTCGCTCTGCTATTTTGTTATTCCAATTTGTTTCGTCTTGACTACTTGCAAGTTCTCCCCGTTCAGAACCTAAAAGAATCCTTTGCGGTATCTCGGTAGCACCAGAAATTAAACTGACAATAACTTTAAAGTGACCTTCTGGACTTGCTACCTGTTGCGCTAAGTTCTCTATTGTCATTCCTTGCGCCCGAATATACCTTCTCAATCCGTGAATATATTCTTCAATTTCTGTTTCTAAAGCAGATAGTGTTTGTGCCGTTACGTTTGCTTCCTTGTCAAGCATAAAACCATATCCCGGAAAAGCACCGCGCCAGAACATTTCAGCGCCGCCTCCAGAAATCAGTTCTATATCGTTAAGACGATTGAGAACACACTTTAAACGAGGCGTACCGTAAATATCATTTTCTTCTAAGTCCTCTGCTATATGAAGTACTCTTGAATAATGAACGGATAATTGTCGATTAATCTTAGAACTCGTTTTAGTAGAAGACACACTTATCTTATATGTTAAAGGAAGTCCGAACCTTTCATTTTTCGTATCTTCTTCATAGGTTTCTATATCAGCATTACTTTCGGTATAGGGCCGAACATAAAGAAGTTTTCTATTACTACCCATGACCGGCTTTGATAGGTCGCCGCCATCGTCAAATCCCATGAGTAGAACGCCGTAGCTGCCGATTCCAGACAGTTTATCAATACGGGATAGGTAATGATAGATATTGTACTTTACAACAAAACTATTCCACTCCTTCTCCAGTTCTGTTTCTTCTGCGTCGTTCTCAACAAGAATTGGAAATTTTCTCCAAGTAGCAGAAACAGGAGCAGAAACAATTCTTTTAGCAATATCTTGACGAGAATACTTCGCGTAGTAGTCGTCAAACGTCGGCGTCTTTGTATATCCAAGTGCTTCATATAAATCGCGAACCGTTCCAAAGCTTTTACCCATCTTTGCCATTGCTGCCGCCCGTTCAATAAGAACGCTGGCAAGGTTCCGTAGTTGAAGCATTTCGCTTTTTTCTTCCATTGCTTTCTCCTATGTTTACAATCTTTGATTCTCTTTAAGTTTTCTGGCCCTGAATAATGACCGTTGATTATCAATAGCAAAGGGCGAAGAACAAATATAATTTGCAAATATTTTTCTACCCATAGCAAATATTCTTAGTTGCTCTAAAGATATTTTTCGCTCTTCCTTTGTGCGTCCGTATTTAAAATATTCTTTAAGCATCGCTGGCAGGTAGGTGTAAATGCCGATATGCTTAAATATAAATTTGTTGCCGTTTATCTCTTGCCTTCCATTACGAAAAAAACCGATTGCTTCTATCGGCTCTCCTTCGCTATTTATATTTCTATTTATAATAACCTTGACAGTATCAACATCTGAAAATTCGTCAACGCAAACAGGGCAAAACAAAGTTCCTATTCCTTCCCTTAATAATTTTCTATTAAAGTCAACAGAACTTCTTAAATGAAAAGGAGAAAGTCCTACCATATCTCCTTGTACGTTTACAATTAAGTTATCGTCATTGTCTAAAAGCCCTAAGTACTTTGCTGCTTCGTAAACCCTTTCTGTTCCGTTACCTACCTCTTTTGAAATTACAATCCAAGAAGTAACAGGAAAGTAGTCGTCAACAATCCCATATTCAGAAGAACAAATCCGGCAGTACTCCTTAAACATCCTAAATGTCCATTGGTCTGAAACAATATAAACACGATCAAAAACACCGGACGCTTTCACTTCTTCATAAGTATGAAGGATAAGCGGTTTTGTTCCGATTATTTTCATCGGCTTATTTGGAAGCCTTCTACTATTTAATCTTGTCGGAATAATTGCTACTTTCATTTCTTTCTCCTCCTATGGTTAAAGAGTTAATAACTAACAGCCGCCTTTTTTCCCGCCTATCTTCCTACCTTGCGGTTTCGATGTTCCTCTACCCTTCGGGCCTTTTCCATCTTTGTTTGGCATTATTCTTCCTCCTTTTAATTTTGCGAACCCCAAATTCCTGCCTTCGCCTTTGTTCTAAAAAGCCAATTATAAGCGCCCGAAGCAGCATCCCATTGATCTTTAAATTCTCCTCTGGGCGCACGTTCATGTTCATCAATAAATTCTTGTGTCCAGGCTGAAGGAAGTAGTTCTACCATACCGTTCTCCACTGCCGACTGATACGGTTCACTTCTTATTTCTTTGTCGCCGGTAGGTCTATCAGTATGAACAACATGACCGCCTAAATTCCTAACCGTATATTCAGCAGATTCCTTCCCTCCAGACCCAGGTTCTTGTTCTACTACTATTGGTATATTTAATCCGGGCCATCGTTTACTATCAATATCCGCGCATTGTCGGATTCTTTTTTCTCTTGTAGCAGCAGACCATTGCCCCTTCTGTACGTCGATTATTCGTACCTTCCCACTTTTCATTAAGAGCATAAGGACGCCAGCACTTCTTTTCCCGCCGTCCTCTGTCGCCGCTTTATCCCAGTATCTAACTGCTTCTTGAATCATATTACTACCAGGAATATTTATTCCTTCCGTTATAAATTCTTCTACCTTAAAGATACCACCACCGCGCGGCGAAGGTCTTTGCTGAAGTTGTCCTGCTCTGGAGTACTCCGTCATTCGTGTTTCTAATTTTTTAAGGCGAGAATGGGGGTAGCGCAAACAGTCAAGCGGTTCACCTTCTTGACTCCTTGGGTCTTGAAAAACCAAAGGAGTTGCCGTCTTTAAAGAAAGTTCTCGCTCCTTCTCAAACCTTGCGGGTAGGATAAGCTTAACTAAATTGTCTATCTCCCCATTCTCTGCCTTCTTAATGATATGACCACAAAGGTCGGCGTAATGAGTTCTCTGTGCTATTACTACATAAGAACCATTCTCTTCATCATTAAGACGAGTTGACATTGTTTCATCCCACCAAGTAAGTGTTTCACTTCTTATGGCATCTGATTCTGCCATCCTTACATTATGCGGGTCGTCGCAAACTATTCTATCGCCACCTTCTCCGGTTCCCATACCTCTTACTGACGTAGCAATACGGTATCCAGTCTTATCATTATCATATCTTGTTTTCTGATTCTGATCAGAAGTAATTTTAAAGTTATCGCCCCAGCACTTCTGATACCAATCAGATTGAATTATTCTTCTTGACTTTAAAGCATCACGTGTTGAAAGTCCTTGATCATAAGAAGAATAAATATAACGTAGGTATGCAAGATTCTTTGGCCCCCATTCCCAGGTAGGCCAAAGAACAGAAACAAGTAAACTTTTAGTATGCCGAGGAGGAATATTTATTATAAGGTAGTGAATTTGATTTGCTGTTACTGCTTCAAGATGTTCGCATATAGCATCATGGTGCCAGTTCCAGAAAAGTTCTCGCTTTGGTTCTAATAAAGGCCAACATTGCTTCGCATATATCCGAAGACTTTTTTCTGCCTTTATCGTTTCTATCAATTCAAGGGAAGGAAGTTCATTCCTAAAAAAATCAAGAAAAGGAAAAGGCATTTTAGTCGTTGACTTTTTGGAGTATGTCTGCAAGTCGATCAAGGTCTTCTACCTCCAGTTTTCTTAAAGCATCTGCCATTGACTTTTTCTTTACTTCGATGCCGCCCGTTAAATCAAGCTGTCGTTTATCTGTCATTTGTTCTTCTTCGTGAATAGGATAGTCTGCTTTCTGGCCGTATATTTCTCTTGCTATTATTTCAAGGTATCTTGAAGCCGCTTGCCAAGATGAATTTGTTTTTTTCTTTACTGTCGTTATTTCTCTTCCTCTTGGCCCCCTTGTTATTCTTTTTTCAATTATCGGTTCTCCACCGATTGCTCCCTTCCTGATTACTGATATTGCTTCACGTTCACGGTCTGCCATTAACCGTTTGACCATTATCCTAAATTGCCAATATCTTCTTTCCTTTTTATCCAGCCCTCTTTTCATCCAGTTAGCATAAGTAAGATAAGAAATACCTGCAAGTTCTACGGCACGAGTAAGAGGCAATTTATCTTTTATTGCCATAGCAATAATGCTTTTTACTCTTCTGGTCAATTTTGAATTTGTACTATATTTACGTCTTTTAATTTTTCTCATTTTGGTTATATCCCTTTTTTCATTTTTTCATATTATCAAGTACTCTATTTTTTATGTCAAGTACTTTTTTATTACTTTATATTTTTTATTCAAATAGTAGTTTTATCGACGAAAATTTATTATACCTATAAAATATATTTTTTTAAGTACCTTATTACTTTTTTTATTACTTGGAAGGTACTTTAGAAGGCATTCAGGTAGTAATCATGGAAGAGTACCACAATGTATCACTTTTAGGTTATTTTTGACTTTTTGTTATACAGTCCATTTTTGACCTATTTTGACGTTTTTTAAGGTCTTTTTATAAAGTCTTTACTGGTGCGGCTTTAGAAGGGATTTTTTCCTTCTAAAACCTTATGTATAGCGCCTTCGGAATTATCAGGAATTATTCCTATTAATATGACATTTTTTTCGTTTTTTTATTGTTTTTTTGCATTTTTTTGATTATATAATAATATCAATAACTTATAAAAAACGATACATTGTGGTATCCCTGCGAACCCGTACTGGTGGCGGATTTACAGCTATATATATTCCTGTTAGTTTTATATCTTTTAAAAATTATAACATATCGTTTTTTTATTGCATTTATTACCCTATTTGATATGATGAATCAGTTCTTTTACATTATGAATATGGTTTTTTAAACGGCTGGCGCGTCTTGGGTGCATCCCTGCTATTTGATGGATTTCAAAGGCAAAAGGACGTTCTTCCTTATAGATTAAAAAAGGCCGTTATAAAAAAATCACTATTCAATATCTGATTTAGCCCGCAAAGTTTTCTTGCTATCTTTGGCTTGTTCTTCCTTCCCGTAAGGAAAGCCAAAAATCGTTTGGTACTTCGATCAAACAGTCAAGCTAATTGATTCATGTAAGGAGGTTGAGAACTCATAAGTGACATGCAGCAAAACTGCGAAGACCTTAACTGAAAAAAGTAAGGCGATAATTGATAGCGATAAAGGGGTTCTTCTGTGAACCAAAGAAAACAAATACTCTATCGAATAAAGTAAATAGACAGGGCGATCTCCTCCTCCTTAATCAGTTGTTAGGATAAGCGATATAGTAGAACGCATTGCCAATAAGTCGTCGAAGTGCTTATCCTACCTTTTAAGAGCATAAAGGAATATAATTTATATAAAACTTCCTTTATGCTTTTAAAAGGTAGAAATAATAACTGATAGGAGTTCTTCTATGCTTTAAGCGTATAAATGTATAAAGAAGAAAGTGAGATTAATATGCAAGAGATTCTAATAGAAAATATAAAAAAAGTTAAAGTCCTTGACGATAATCAAGTGGAAGTAGTAACGTTTTATTAAGTTAGTTCCCTTTTAGAAAGTATGAGAGATTAAAAACTTTCATACTTTCAATAAATGGAATTAATTTTTTTAAGTCCATTTTAAGTCAACCGTGTTATAATTTTAACAAACAACTAAGCGAGAACGTATGGCGAATTAAACTTGTCTGCTGCCATACGTGATCATATTTTTGAAAAGTTTAAACGATATAGAAATTCACGAAGGCACAATTTCTGAAATATTTATGAATGATGACGACTTCTCTATTGTATTAGAAAAATAAAACCTTAAACTTTCCTTTGCATTTATACGCTTAAAAGATAGAAGAACAATAACCCTAACCAAAGGAGGAAGAAAATGAAAATTATTACCGATCATAAGTGGAAAGCTTTCTGTTCTTGTGATAAAGTTCCGAAAAAAGTTCTACATGATTATTTTTCGCATGTTAAAGATGATTACGGTTTTTTCAAGTATAAAAAAAACTGGTATCATGTATCTGATTTTATGCGAATAGAAAAAAACAGTCCTCTTGCTGGCCTTGGATTTGATGGTTATTCTTCAGATTCATTTTTTTCTGGTGTGTTAATTAAACTTGATCATTATGAAGAAAGTTATCAAGTAGGAACTTATATCTCTTTCTATCGTATGATCATTATGAAGAAAGTTATCAAGTAGGAACTTATATCGCATAACATAACAGAAAGGAAAAAAAACTTATGAAAACTTTTAAGGCAATAAAAGAAAAAGAAATTGTCTATCATCTTATGACAATTAATAAGCATAGCCCCGACAATAGAAGGTTCCTTTTCAAAAGAATTAAAAATCTCAAAAATAAAAGTCTCGTAGCGTATTATCAAGCAGCGAGAACGTATGGCGAATTAAACTTGTCTGCTGCCATACGTGATCATATTTTTGAAAAGTTTATAAGTTAGTTCCCTTTTAGAAAGTATGAGAGATTAAAAACTTTCATACTTTCAATAAATGGAATTAATTTTTTTAAGTCCATTTTAAGTCAACCGTGTTATAATTTTAACAAACAACTAAAGGAGGAGAAAAATGTCAATTACATTAGAACAGGCGAAAAATCTTCGGTATGGTCAAATTATTTATTATAAGCATCACAAAAATTCCGATGGTTCTTTGCAAAAATGGAAGGTAAACGGAAAAGTCAAAACTTGGAAGAAAGACGAATCAAAAGTCAAGGTTCCTTTAAAGCATGGACTTAGAAGTTATGGATATGTTACCGAATCAAATCTTGACTGTTTCTTCAGTTTTGAGGATGCTAAATTTGAAGTCACAAATTGTCTTTTCAATAGAAATAATAATCCTCATTTAATTGGAAAAGTTTATAACAGTCCACCTTCCTATTTAAAATTGAGAGTTTTTTTCGTCTATTCGTAATATGCAATCCCGTTAAGTCTTGTGCGTGTAGAACGTCCCAGGGACGTTCTACAGTCGGGTTTTTCGGTTGACGGCAAGAGGTCAACCATAACAAACAACATAAGGAGGAGAAAATGAAAGAAGTAATGAAAAGAAAAATTGACTACCGTGACGACATTCTTTGGCGGCTATCGAAAACTTATAAGGAAGATAGCATGACGCATCAGTATGTCAAAAAAGGACTTATGAAATTGACAGAAAGTGAAATGTCTTCTTTATATGCGATGGTTCTGACTTCTACAACATTAGGAGAAGTGGTCATAAAAGAAAAGGCAAGGAAGAAATAAATCCCTTTAGGTCTTGTGCGGGGGCGCGAAAGCGCCCTGTAGGGAGTTCAGTCAAGAGCAAGAACTTGACAAAACTAAACAACTTAACAAAAGGAGGAGAAAATGAAAAAGATTGTTATTACTCTTGGTAGAAATGGTTCTGTGAAAGCAGAAGCAGTTGGCTTTGTCGGCCCTGCCTGTCAAGATGCAACTAAATTTCTTGATGGTATTTTCAAGGGAAAGAAGGAAGACCTTCTTAAACCTGAATACTATGAAGAAAATAAAAGTACATCTTTTGAAATTGACGGCTTGCCGGGCGGAGGGAGGTTCTGTGGATAAACTAATCTTTGGCAGAACATGGGAAGAGATACAAACAATGCAGCAAAAAAAGTATAAACCAAAAATAATTGACACAAAAAAAGAAGGTGATTACGGCTGCGACCCACTTGGAAACGGAAAATTTAAAATGGTTCCAAGTGGAGACATTGTATCTCTTGAAGAAATGAAAAAAAGATTAAACAAAGGAGAACAAAAATGAGTCACGTTTCTACCTATGAGGCAAGAATCAGTTACCTTGAACTTTTTAAACAAGCGGCAATTTCTAAGGGATATACTACCAAAGAAAAAACAACAGTAAATCTTTTTGGTAGAAATAACGTTGAAGCAGAACTGGCAATTCAGTTGCCCGGCTGGCGTTATGATGTTGCCGTGACCAAAGAAGGTGAAATTAAATATGACTTTTTTGGTTCTCAAAAAGGCGAAGGTATTTTTGAGCAACTCGGAGAACTAATTCAGGATTATAACTACTTCGAGTTGATGGATAAGACACCTTGGGAATATCAAAAAAATGAATATACTGAGAAGAACGGCGACAAGGTAATTGAGATATTTCTTGATTGAATAACAAACAGAAAGGAAAAAAGATGCCAAGAGCAATTATCATTTCAAAAAAAGGGTCGGACGAAGAAATTAGAACTACGTTTGATATTAACTGGTACAAAGAAAAATCAATTCCTATTCGTTATAATGAATATGCCGATCATGTAGAAATTCGGCATCAAGAAAAAGAAAAAATGATTTATGAACTTTTCAAATAAATCCCTTTAAGTCTTGTGCGGGGGCGCGAAAGCGCCCCGTAGGGAGTTCCGCTTGAAGCAAGAATCAAGCAAAACTAAACAACTTAACCAAAGGAGGAGAAATGAAAAACGACGCGAAGAACATTGTCAATTATTTGAGAGCAGGCTTTTCTTGTTTTTGGGTAGTAACACAAGAACCGCATCGGGTTGACAAAGAAGTAATGGAATTGATTACTTCATATCAACCGAAAAATGGCGAACAATGGAAAGTACTTCCTTGGCGCTGTTCTACACAAGACAGAGATATGCAAGACCCTGCTAAAGTCTTGCATCGTCTTGAATCAGAAGAACAAAGGACAGTTTATTTTCTACATAACTTTAACTGGTTTGTGGAAAAAAATAAACTTCTCGTTCAGATAGTTCAAGATTCTTTTTCTGTCTGGGCCAATCAAGGAAAAGCGATTGTAGTCATTTCGATGTCAGCTACGATTCCGATAGAGTTGCAAAAATATTTCACTTTATTGGAATTACCTCTTCCCGACGACGATGCGTTAAAAAGTTGCTATGATAAAGCGACCGGAAACGCGCCGAAGGAAATGCTTCCAAAGACTGAATGCGAAAAGAAAAAAATCGTTCAGGCAGCAAGAGGGTTGACAGCGAACGAAGCAGAAAATTGTTTTTCCCTGTCTCTTATAGAACATGGGAATTTGTCTGCTTCTACTATAAATGATTACAAAGCGCAAACAATCCAAAAAAGTGGGTTCTTGGAAGTAATATATCCAAACAAAACTTTCCAAAATATTATTGGTTATAACGAGTTCAAGCAATCAATAAAAGAAAGTTTTAATGACCCGAGAACTAAAGGAAGTCTGTTAATAGGTGGCCCTGGGACTGGTAAAACGTCTTTGCTTTATTGTCTCGCTGGCGAGTTCAAACATACTTTGGTTCTGAAGGTAGTAATTGGAAAATTATTTTCAAAGTATGTAGGCGAGACGGATGCGAACGTTGACTATGTAATTCAACTTATCAGCCGTTTGGGTTCTAATGTTACTTTGATAATTGACGAGTTCGAGAAGCAGTTCGCAGGTGTCGGTTCTTCAGGAGAACATGACAGCGGTGTTAGTAAACGAGCAAATTCCCGCTGGCTTGAATTTTTTCAAGATAGACCGGAAGGTATTAAAGTATATGGTACGGCAAATTCTTTTAAAGGAATACCGCCCGAATATTTAAGAGCAGGAAGGTGGGATACAGCGCCGTATTATGTAGGTCTTCCAAACGTCGAAACGAAAAATGCAATCTTGCATTACTATCTTGATAAAAATGGAATTAAAAAACAAAGTAAAAAAGTTCCTGCTATGAACCGATGGACGGGGGCTGATATAGAAGCAATGGTTAATATCGCATCTATTAGAAATTTAAGTTTAACTGATGCGGCAACTTTTATCAGACCCCAAGCAATAACTCATAAGGAAGAAATTGACGCGCTTGAAAAGTGGGCAGAAAGTAATTGCATTCCGGCTGAAAAGGCGATCACTACTTCCAATAGAAAACTTGACGTTTAAATCCCTTTAAGTCTTGTGCGGGGGCGCGAAAGCGCCCCGTAGGGAGTTCCGCTTGAAGCAAGAATCAAGCAAAACTAATAACCACTAATAAGGAGGAGAAAAATGAAAGTAATCGGCGTAGGTAGTTCTTTTAAAGGTAAAAGCGTTCATTTGGTTTTAGGTCAACGAGAAGGCGTTAAAAAGAATCAATGCTTCTGTGACAAGAGAACCAAAAACTTGATTGTGCTACCAAAGTTAACTGTAGCAGACGTTACTTGTGCAAAATGCAAAAGGTCGAAGACATATAAAGAAATGCTGGATGCAATGAATGCAAGTAAACCAGTAAGGCCCGAACCTATAAAAGAACTACCAAAAAAAGTAGAAGAGAAACAGCAAGATTTACCTCTTGAAATAAAGAAGGAAAAAGAACTTAAAGAGCTAAACGAGTTCAAGCTTTATCAACAAACCGATGAAAAATTTTCTATCAGGCATGTTCCTTCTGATAAAATATTTTTCAAATCTCTTGATGAAGCACTCGCGATTGCTATTGTCGAAAAGCTAAACCGTTTAACGGTTGGCTGGGACGGCAAAGGTTCTATTCCGAAAGCCTTCCTTTCTTTGTGTCTTGATATTTTCAAGAAAGCGCATCAAGAATTATCTTTAGCACTTCCTGTTAAATATCAAGAACGCGAAAAAGAATATGAAAAAAAAGATGAAGAACAAAAAGAGAAGGAAGAAAAAGCCGGACGTAAATTGACTCGGCGTGGTGTCAAGAAAGGCAAGGAAAAATCGGAAATAAAAATTTCAAGAAGGGAAAAATATCTTGCGCGTTCTACGTCTCAAATAACAATAGCAAGACCGATTAAAAGAAGAACAAAAAATCCGACACAACTAATTCGGTCACAACTTGTTAAAGGTAACACCTTCAGCGAACTTGTTTACAGTTTAATAAATGAGTTCGGGCTTTCTGAAATAAGAGCCAGAGCAAGGTTTAAGGCAATTATAAGAAAGCTATCAAGAGTTCAAGGAAGACGTATTGAACATACCTTTGGAAAAAATCACCTTGACGACTTCTACAAGTTTAAAATTGAAAAAGAATAAATCCCTTTAAGTCTTGTGCTGGAAGGTAGTAGAAATACTACCTTCCGTAGGGAGAACGGTTGACGGCAAGAGGTCAACCATAACAAACAACATAAGGAGGAGAAAATGAAATTGCATGAAAAAATGAGGAAGTTTTCTGACGACGATTTTAAAGAATTTTCCGGGTGCCTGTCAAAAAGTCCTATGCTATGTAGAGAAGGTCTTGTCATTATAGATAATGGCAAGAAAATAACTGCTTCTATAATCCTTGACTTTGCAGAAATACAAATAGAAGCAGATGAATTTACTCTATATAGAAAAATGATTCATAAGATAGCAGCTAAAGAACTAATAAATATGCTGCTTTCTTATCCTCCACTTAAAAAAAGTTATTATCTATCAGTCCTTAACTTTTCAGAAGTATAAAAGTAGATGTCAAATACAAAATCAACTTACGATAAGGAAAAAACATGCAACATATCTGTGATACTTGCAATAAGAAAAAAGATGAAAAGAGAATGAAACGGTGTCCAAAGTGTAAAAAGTGGCATTGCAAAAATCATTACGGGAACGAAGAAGAATGTCATGTTTGTATATACTCGGAATTGTGCAATGCAATTAGAAGAAGTTGAAATAACCATTTAGAAGAAAGCAGTGAGTAGTAAATGAAATATCATACTGCCCTTCTCCTGTGAAAGGAGGAGGGCGGATATGGTGGTTCATTTAATACAACAACGACAACAAAAGGAGGAGTTGATGAAGAAGAAGACAGGCTTGGATAAAGACCAAAAGGACTTTATAAAAAACAAGGTAAAAGAAATCGGCAGCCAGAAGGGAGTTAACAAGTTTTATTTTTCAGACGACGCCGTTTCAAAGTACGCAAAGTCAATTTCTGAAAAATTAAAACTGCCCGAAGGTATAGAAATAAAACGAAGAAAAAAGAAATGGAAAAATAAATCCCTTTAGGTCTTGTGCGGGGAAGCAGTAGTAATACTGCTTCTCGTAGGGAGTTCAGTCAAGAGCAAGAACTTGACAAAACTAATAAACAACTTAACCAAAGGAGGAGAAATGAAAAAAGTTGATTTGAGAGAAGACGGCGTTTTGTGCTTATTGAGAATCGGTGTATGGCAGGCAAGGCATAATCTTGACGTTAAAAGAATTAACAAAGATGCGCCGCGAGAAATTCTACGCGCATCACAAAGTCTTTTAACTGATAGAAATGTTATCAAAGAATTTACTTCGGTAGCAAAAGAAGCTAAAAACTTTGTTATGCTTAATTCCGTACCGCATCCGATTCCGGGCATGACTTGGATACCTAAAGAAGATATTGTTAGGATAGACAAAAAACTTTCAGAAATTTCTGAGAGATATTCTTCTTTAGCTATGGAATTATCAAAAGGCATTGACAAAGAACGGGAAAAATATAAAAAGAAGTATCCCGAATATTATGATGCCAGTAGGTATCCATCGGAAAAAGAAATAATGAATAAGTTTTATATCCGCTGGCAATTCTTTGAAGTTGATTTGCCTGGAAAATTAAAACTGGGTAACGCAAAAATCTATCAGAAGGAAAAGGAAAAGGCCGATAAGATAAAAAATGAAATAGAAGAAATGACCTTAAACCTTTTCGGGAATATGATCATTGCAAGACTAAATAAGCTAAATAGTCAATGCGATTCAGGCAAGACGAATCAAGGTACTATAAACGCCATAAACAAACTTCTCGAAAAATGGGAAAAACTTTGGTCGCCGCATATAGAAGAACAGAAATTTCGCATGGCAATGTTAAGGATAAAACGAGACATGAAAAGAATTTCTGCCGAACAATTAAAAACAAACGACGATCTAAGAAGTGAAATTCAAAAAAGAACAGAGGGGGTAATCAATAAAATTAAGAACGTACCTAACTTTAGCTTGTATAGGTCATTAGATATTTAAACGGTTGATATTACTTGCCATAAAAAATGTTGACAATACAAGGGATTGTATAATACAATCCCTTGTATTTGTCAAAAATAAAAAGTTTTGCGAATGGAGGAGAAATGGAAGACGGATTGATAAGCTGCACCTATTGTGCTTTCTGTCCACCACTACCAAAAGACGAAAAAAGAATAGCATGTAGGCAAGCGGGAAAAAAGATAAGCAATGCAAGCTTAAACTGTGAACACTTTTCACCAAAGAAATATTTCTTTTGTAGAAAAAATAATCAATATTTAAATCAGGCAGTTTGTATTTCAAGAAGGTTGAACGTTGATTTAAATTCAACGTTCGATACTTGCAAAAAATGTAGACAATTTCCAGAAGTTTTTCATATCCTAAAAGCATTTGCTATTGATATTGAAAAGCGAGAAGAACCAAAAAGAAAAATTAAACGTAGGCACAAAAAAGTCCAAGTAAAAATTGAAAAGAAAATAACAAGAAGGAATAAACAAACGAGAAAAATCAAAAGGAGGAAGTAAATGTCAGGGAGAATTACAGAAAGTGATCTGTTTAATGCTGTAGCAGTTCTGTACGGGGAGTGGCTTTCAATCAATTCAACCGAAACGCGAGAAATTGACTCATCGGTTATACTACCGACAAAAATTCCCGACCCTGAAACAATCTATTTAAAAAAAGAGGCATTTGAAAATTTAAGCGACGAAGCAAAAGAAATAATTGACACCATATTAAACGGCCCCGAAGAAGTTTTACAATATTTTGCCAGTCCTATTGAAAAGAAAATAAACAAGAGGAGAATTTTGGAGTATTATAAAGAAAAATGGTTCTCCCCATTGTTTGCAAAAGAAGCAGTAAAGGAAATTTCAAAGTGGGCAAAACATTTAAAATAAAAATTCTTGATTCAGTCCATTGCCAAGCAGACAGTCAAGCAAGGCAACTAATACTACCTTGCTTGACTGTTTCAACCGAAACAAGAATAAGAACAGAAGAAGGTTTAAGGCCGGGCGTTAAACAGGAATATTTAATTTCTGGCTTTAAAAATACAAGTGGTTTATTCTTTACTGGACTACTTCCAAGAGTAAAGAAATATATAAAAGCCAAAAAATTGCCGATAGTTATTAAAGGGAGGGAGGAGAAAATAAAGCCAAAACAAAAAATGCCGGTTCTTACTGGTATAAAGTTTTGGACTCCCCAACTAAAAGCAATTAAAAAAGCTTGTCGAAAAGGCCGGGGGCAGATTGTTCTTCCAACAGGTAGCGGAAAAACAGTCATTGCCCTCGGCCTTTTTTTTTGCTTTTCTTCCTGCGTCCGACTTTTCCTATGCCATACCAAAGATTTATATTATCAAACGATTGAAGAACTAAAAAAATATAAGTTTAAAAACGTAATAGAAATAAAGACAAACACAAATTGGAATGAAGTAAAGAAAGTTAAAAATCCAATTCTTATATCGCTGGTTCAGTCCTTTGCAAAAATAGATATTGACAACTACATTGATTTTCTTGACATGATAATTGTCGATGAAGTACATCATGTTAACAGCGAAAGAAGTCAATACGGAAAAATATTACAATCCACTTTGGCCCCGCTAAGATTCGGTCTTACTGCTACACCAGACCCTAACACAAAAAAAGCAATGCTATCTGAAGGACTACTCGGCCCTGTTATTTATAGGCTAACAACTGAAGAAGGCGTAAAAAACGGCATGATAGCAAAACCGAAAATCAACCTTGAGGTAGTACCATACGACGTAGAAATAAATAAGATATGCGCTTTCAAATATAAGAACTTTTACGATTATGGCATAATAAACAATCTGTATCGCAACAAAAAAATAATTGAAATCGCCCGTAAATGCTATAATGAAAAAGGAGCGTCTTTAATTCTAATAGAAAGGACTGAACACGGAGAGGTTCTTCAGAAATTATTTTTGAAAGCTGGAATAAAAGTTCCTTTTGTATTTGGAAAAACGTCAAGCGTAGAACGGGCAAAGGTAAAAGAAGATTTACTATCAGGAAAAATCAGAATAGCTATCGCATCAAGAATATGGAAGGAAGGATTAAATATCCCAAACCTGACAAGCGTTATAAATGCTCATGGATATAAAGATGAAAAAGGAGTCATTCAAGTTTTAGGGCGCGGTCTTAGAAGAACCAAAACTAAAAAAGAAATAGTACTAACAGACTTTCTTGACCCCTATAAATATCTGGCCGAACATACAGTTAGTAGAATACAAACATATCGGAGGGAAGGATGGATTTAAAAAAATACGAGTACTTTAAAACAGAGTACGGAACTTTATACAATGGCGATTGCTTAGATTTACTTCCTTACATAAAACCCGTTGATTTAACCATTACCTCTCCACCTTATAACATGCAAGTAAAGTACAACCATATAAAAAAAAGATATGAAAGAAGGCATGAGCGAAAAGAGTTCTCCAAAAAATATGAATATTTTTATGACTGTGTTCTTCCAATAAAAAAATATTACTCCTTTCATAGAAAAGTTTTAAGCCTTCTAATAAACCTATCCAATACGGTTTTCTGGAACGTGCAATTAGTATCAGGAAATAAAGAAGCCGTTTTTAAAATCTTTGGTCATTTTTGTAAGAACATAAAAGAAGTAATTTTTTGGGATAAGATGATTTCAGAACCGGCGATGTTTCCTGGAGTAATAAATAAACAAGGAGAAATAATTACAGTCTTTGAAAAAGAAGGAAGGGGTAGAAAACTTAATTACCATAAGTTCAACAAAGGTACGCTTTCGGATACTTGGAAAATTAAAGCGGATAGACAAAACAAAAAAATAAGAGCCTGTTTCCCAAAAGAACTGATAGTTAAAATTTTAAGTAATTGGAAGGCGCAAACAGTACTTGACCCCTTCTCCGGTTCTGGACAAACTGGAGCAGTCTGTGAATACTATAAAATAAATTGGATAGCAATAGAAAAAGCAGAAAAGGCTTGTGAAATAGCAAAAAGAAATATTTTTCTATCTTCAAGAAAAAGAAAATCAACTTTAACAAGAAGGACAATATAATGGAACTAAAAGACTTTTTATTAGAGTATGGCGTTGACTTTAGAGACAAGGGGAAGAACGTCAAACACGGATGGATTAATATTCAATGCACCTACTGTATGGATAAAAGTTTTCATCTTGGAATGAACCCCTTCTCCTTCCGCTGTAAATGCTGGCGCTGCGGCGATCATAATATATATCGGGCATTAGCTCTTGCTACCGATTTGACCGGAAAACAAATAAGAGAACTGATACAAAAAAAAGATTCTCCAAATATAAAAAAGAGTAGAAGAAAAAAAGACAATGATATAATAACAATTTTGCCGCCCGAAGCGTCAAAGCGATTCTACCCTTGTCATTGGAATTTTCTAAAAGAAAAGGGGTTCGGAATTATGAGAGCAAGAAAAATCAAAAGGAAGTACAACTTACATGCTGTTCTTGCAGAAGGAATTTTCAGATATAGAATAATCATTCCAATTTACATGAATAAACGCCTTGTAGCATATACTGGAAGGTCTGTTATAAAAGATGAAAATGAACGTTATAAATTATGTAGCACTCAAGATTGTGCTATTCATCCCAGTAAGCTGATATATAACTATGATTCGATAGTCGAAGAACGCAATGCAATCGCTGTAGAGGGGCCATCCGACGTTTGGGCGGTCGGTGACCAGTCCTTTGCTGTTTTAGGTGTCGGAACGACGGCTGAGCAAGTTCTCATGTTAATGAAGAAAAAGATTAATAAGCTATTTATATTTTTTGATAATGACCCACCCGGAAGACGTAATGCTTATTTCTTTTCAAGAGATATGGCACCAGTATGTAAGAAAGTAATTAAAATCAGATTTGAGGATATTAAAAAAAATGACCCCGGAGAACTAACACAAATTGAAGTAGAAAAAATAAAGAAGGAGATTGGATTCTATGAAAACTAAAAAACTAAAAACAGCACCAAAAAATAATTTACTGGAGAAAAAGCCAAGACCTTCTTTAATACCGCTTGACGTTTTAATTAAGCACTTATGCCCAGCTTATGAAGAAGGAATAATAAAATATTCAAGAGAATCATGGCGAGAAGGTTTTTATGTTTCCGTTATGATTGATGCCGCATTACGTCATATATCTAAATTCTTTTATGAAGGCGAAGAATTAGACAAAGACGCTTTAAAGTTAGGAATTAAAAAACACCACCTTGGAGGCGCATTGTTTAGCATACTTTCAATTCTACATACTTTAGACACAAGGCCAGAACTTGACGACAGGAGGATTATTTCTAATGATAAAAGAAATCGTAAAACTAATCGAAGAAATAGCAAAAGGACTTGACGACGGTAGCGGTGATATTGTTCGGGATATGTATTCTGTCAAAAGACAATTAGACCTTGCCATCGGTAGCAGGATAAATAAAATTTTAGAAGAAAGGAGAAATTGTGCTGACAAGACTTGATACATACTACTTCGATATTTTAGGAATAAAGGCAACTATTCTTTGGCAGTATCTCATATTTAAAATAGACGAAATAGAAATTGAAGAGGACGCCATAGAACACTATAAAGCAACAAACGGAATATCTAAACCGAATATGGACTTTTATGAACCTGAAAAAAGAAGGTCTAACAAGAACGGATACTGGCAAATCAATCAAGAAGAAATACAAAAAGAAACTACCTTAAACAAAACAGAACAAAGAAACGCAACAAAAATACTAAAAGAAAAAAGACTAATCAAAGTTAAACGAAAAGGCATTCCTTCTTCAAACCATTATAAAATTATCAGGAAAGGATAAAGCATGAAAATTTTTGGTATAATCCTTGGAATGAAATTGCCTTTCTTCCCGCATTATAAAATATTACTAAAACTATACGGGCCAATTACTTCTTCGCTCTTATGCTATTTGATAAACTACGAAACGTATGCTAAACTTACAAAGGGATATTTTTACAGAACAAGAGAAAGTATTGAGAAGGACACAAAAATAAGACCGCATCAGCAAAGAAAGGCATTCAAAGAATTAGTGGCCGAAGGCATCTTAGAAATGAAAAAAGTAACTGGTGGAAGTGACCAAAAGAATTACTACAAAATAAACGAGATGAACTTAGCAAAAATTATTTTAGGCAATACCCATGTTAAAATTTTTAACACGCACCATGTTAAAAATTTTAACCTAAATAATAATATAAACAATAAATCTTTTACTAAAGTAAAAGATAAGAACGAAAATAAATTTTCGTTCTCTAAAAGAATTATTAAGAGAAGGAAGAAAGAACCAAATTTAACAAATCCTCTTAAAACAAAAAAACCACTTAGCACCTTTGAAGATATAGTTATTAATTTCTGGAATAAAAAAATGCCTCCTTACTTTTCAAGAGCAAAAATAAATTCTGCTTCTTATAAACAAACACAAAAGTACTTTGATCGGTTTTATAGAAGGGATAGAAATAAAGTTTATGATGTATTTGAAAAGGCATTGCATCACAAGAGACAAAGTTCTTTTATATTTAAAAATAAAATTTCCCTTAGCGAATTTTTCCGTATTACTCCAGACATAAAAAAATATTCTCCTTTCTATGTTTCTTTTAAATATTCTTCTTGGTATGATGTATTTAAAAAACTGACCGACGAAGAAATATATTCTCAATTTCATAAGAACAATAAAAAAGACAAGAACCCTGATATAACAAAACAGCTTGAAGAGATATTTATTCCTTACGGCTTTAGAAAAAGTAATTTCACCCCGTTTGAACAAAAGCAGATTATTCTTGCTTCTGAATTTGCAAAGTCCTTTTGCGAAAAGAATGACTTGAAAGTTGCTACCGTCATAAAGGCAATAGATAAAATTCTTGAAAACAAGTTAGACAGATCGCCGTCAAAAATTGGATATGAGGACTTCTGGAAAAGTACGATTCCTGCAAAACTTATTGACATTGGAATTTTTCGTTCAAGGAAGGAAATAAAATGACAACAAGAAGAAAACCAAAGCCGTTTTACAAAACAGAACTTGGAGAAATTTATTGTAACGATTGTTTTAAAATACTTCATCACTTTGAATATGCAAGCCTTCTATTGACAGATGTTCCTTATGGTTTAAATAAAAAAATGACCGGAGGAACATGGGGTATAAAATATCACAACAAAAATTATGAAGGAAGTAATTGCAACAAAGATACAAAAAGAAGAATTGACAATATGATAAAGTTAGCAGAATGGGATTATATACTTTCAGAAGATGAAATGAAATTTATTCTGTCATTAAAAATAAAAAATAAAATTATATGGGGTGGGAATTACTATCCAATGCCTGCCAGTCAATGCTGGCTTGGATGGGTAAAGCCAAAACTTCCTACACTATCTGACCTTGAACTTGCATGGACGACTTTTGAAAAACCGGCAAAATATCTTGAGCATAGAAGACTAAACGATTCTGAAAAAATTCATCCGACACAAAAGCCACCAGCACTAATTAATTTCTGTCTTGATTTTTCAAAACTAAATGAGGAAGATGTTGTCGTTGATTCGTTTGCAGGAAGTTGTCAAGTCGGCGCATGTTGCGAAGAAAAAGGGATTCGCTGGGTCTGTATTGAAAAAGAAAAAGAATATTGTCTTGCTGCGATAAAAAAGATTGATACTGCTACCAAAATTAGAAAAAGCAAACTTCAAAACAGGAGAAAATAAAATGCTTGTAAAAAAAGAGGAAGTAAGTTCAGAGGAAGAAATGACGATTCTTGCTTTTATGATAATGAACGAGAACGTCATTAATTCAGCTTATGCAAGGTACAAGATGGGTGAATTGAAAACAAGGCATTTCACGCCATTCTACCGCCCTTTATTCAGGTCTTTAATATCTTATTTCGGCCAGTATAATCGACCGCCCAAATATACGATTGAGCAGATAGTAAGAAAATTCAATCCGAAGGATGAAACAAGAGAACTTTTTGAAAGTTATGTTGATCGCGTAGCAGAAGAATATGAACGACTTAAAGACGATACTTCTGCCGATGAGGAATATATTATAAAAGAAATCATTCCTGATTTTATTCGAGAACAAGAAGGCCGGTTCTTAATAGAAAGTATAAACAACGCGCTTGACGCAGGAAAGCCGCAACGAATTGACGAAGCAATAGAAAAATTTGCAAAGGTATCTGATTATGACGAAGACGAAAGTCTTGGAACTGCTACGCCATATTCTGAAGATGCGATTCGTGACTTCTACCTATCAGACCCAAAGGACAGAGTTCTTCTAAAACTTGATGGTGCTATCGGTCAACTCATTCCTCCGATAAGAGTCAAAACTTTGACGGCAATAACCGGCGTTGAGAAATCAGGCAAGACTACTACCGTAGGTGATATTGTCTATCAGGCAGTTAAGAAGGAAAACCTAAGTACGCTTTGGATAAATTGTGAAATGGACGAAGACGATTTAAACGAGTACTTCTGGCGACGCCTTACTATGACGGCATCAGACAGAGAACATGGCGGCATTGTAACCTACCCTGTTTTCGATTGCCTTAATAATCAACTTGACCGATGCGAGATTAAAAAAAGCAAGAACGGAAATTGTCTTTATGAACCAAACCAAACAGCAACATTTGAGAAGAACAAAAACTGGAAGATTTGTACCCTATGTAGAGGACAAAAAAGATTTACTAAAATAACAAAACAATTTGTGCCTGCTATTTGGTTCGACCAGCAAAAGATAAGAGTACTTAGAAGAAAAATAATTCAACGAGCAATCGAACAAAACAAATTTGTCAAGCTTGATAAGATAAGAATAAAAACCTTCCCGCGACTTTCTGTTAAGTTCGGTGACGTTGAAAACTATATAAAGCAATACATAAAGAAAAACGACTTCCATCCAAAAATACTTGTCATTGACTATCCCGATATTATCGCGCCAGAAGAAGGAAAACTTTTAGATAGACAGAACGTTGATTTTATATGGAAGAAGATCGCCGGTCTTACTCACGAATTAAATTGCGGAACTTTAGTTCCTGACCAAGCAGTTAAGACAGCAAGAGATAAGAAGTCAATTTCAAGGGGCGACACAAGCGAAAGCAAAACAAAGGACGCGCATCTTGATACAAGAATAACTTTAAATATGACAGAGGACGAAGAAGAAATCGGAGTGGTACGGTATGGACTGTTATATCGGCGCAAAGGAAGGACTACAAGAAATCAAGTCATGGCATTGCAAAGAAGAGAAACAGGAGAAATGATGCTGGATTCTGAGTGGTGGGAACAGAAGGACATCTCCTTTTCGGTTAAAAAATAGGTCAAAAATGACCTTAAAAAAATAGGTTAAAAATGACCTTAAAAAAACCAAATAAATGAAAAAATTTTTCAACCGTTTTATAATCAAATAGACAAAGATTGTTTGTTAGCTTTCTCAAACAATCCCTTTATTAACCTTATTTATTTTTCTTGAAAGGAGAAAAAAATGACGAAAGCAAAAAAAGATGTAAAGACGCTGGCAAAGATGGCAAAGGCATTGAACAAAACCGGACTGCTTGACGACGACATCGAACTTGATTCCGAATTTGAAGAACTATCAGAGGACTTCATTCAAGGGATTGAAGAAATCGACGACGACGGAAAAATCGACAAAGTTCCCGGCAAGATTATTGACTACTACGAATCGCTGCTTGAACTCTTGGAAGAGGATTCCGGACAGGAGCCGGAAAAAACGGATAAGAAATCCGATGCAATCAACGCCGACGAATTAAGGGAGGCACTTGAAGACGTTTCCTTTAAGAAAGCAAAGAAAGTCCTTGATAAGTTCGGGATTGAATTTGAACTTGATGAAAACGACTGGGACGACGATGCCGACGAAGTAATCGACGAGATTATTAATTCGCTGGAGGCCGATGGCGACGACAAAGACGGCGATGGCGACGATGGCGACGATGGCGACGACAAAGACGACGACAAAGACGACGACAAAGACGACGATGGCGACGATGGCGACGATGGCGACGATGGCGACGACGACCTTAAAGAAGAACTGTCGGAAATGACATTTAAGGAAGTCAAAAAGTTCTGTAAAAAGAATAAAATCGAAACCCCGGATAAAGACGACTGGGAGGACGACGACGAAAAAGATGATGCCGTAGAAGAAATTATCGGCCAACTTGAAAAGTCCGGCGACAAGAAAAAAGACGAAAAGAAATCAGATAAAAAGTCCGACAAAAAATCAGATAAAAAGTCCGACAAAAAATCAGATAAAAAGTCCGATAAAAAGTCCGACAAGAAGAAAAAAACCAATGGTGGCAATAGAACCAAAGTTATTGGCGCGGTTCTTAAAAACCTTGGAAAAAAAGGCATGACGATGGATGAAATTTGCGAAGCAGTAGCAGAAAAAACCGGCGTCAAAATGGAAGGCAACTATGAAAAGAATATCAAATATTTCGTTTCATACGCCGTTTCCGTATGCCTTGCAATGGAAACAATCGAAGAGAAAAAAGGTAAATACTTTAACGCGTAAAACTTATAAGCTTATAAGCTGCTAAACTGTTGAACATAGGGGGCCAAACAATTTGGCCCCCTTTTTATTTTTATTCTTAAAATTCCATAAAAGAATAATGTCTTCAGGAAAATAAAAATGAAACCTTTCTTTGAAACAGAACTGGGAAAACTATATTGCGGAAACGCTCTTGATATACTACCTTGTTTACCTAAAGTAAATCTTATATTAACCGACCCGCCTTATGATACTTATGTCAAATATGATTCATATATAGACGAAGGCGAGAACTGGTATCTGCTTATGGAAGTACTAATTCCTTTAATGTTAGACAATGCTGACATGATAATTTTTCCAGCTACCAAAGTTAAAAAATTACAATGGTTCTACAACAATTTCCCGCCCGATTGGATTATTAGCTGGTATAAAGGCGCGGGTTCTTATGTAATACCTATCGGCTTTAATGACTGGGAACCGATTCTCGTATATGGCAAGACAAGAAATAATTTAGGACTACATGATTATTTTTATTTGCCGGGCGCGCATAAAGCAGCAAGATGGCATCCATGCCCCAAACCTATTGCTTGGAGCAGATGGTTCTTAGAAAGAATTTTAACACGCGACGAAGTAGTTCTTGACCCTTTGGCCGGTTCTGGAACGACACCAGCAGCAGCAGAAGAACTTGGCATTCGTTGGCTTGCAATAGAACTTTCTAAAAACTATTGCTACAGAATCGTTGACCGATTAAAAAAGATAAGGAGAAAGCCGAGTCTCAAAAAATTCAGAAAGGACAAAACAAATGAAAAAAATTTTACTCGTCTTCCCGCCAGTTAAGGGATATTTATATCTACCGACTTCTTTACAAAAAATTGCAACCTATCATTTACAGAAAGGCGACAAGGTAATTTATAAAAACAGCAATCCAAGTCCAAAGATAATAAAGACAAAGTTCTATCCTGACATTATATATGTTTCTTCTGTATTTACTTATTATGGCAGGGAAACTTGCAACACAATTAATCTTTATAAGAAGCAATACCCTGATTCTGAAATAAAAGTAGGAGGAATATTTCCAACACTTATGCCGGACTATGTAGAACAAAGGACAGGAATAAAACCGCACCTTGGAACATGGGATGAAATTGATAAGTTAAGTCTCAATTATTCCCTATTCCCTGATACAATGCAAGCCCAAGTCATAACAACAAGAGGCTGCATCAGGAAGTGTAAGTTTTGTGCTGTCAAAACTTTAGAACCAAAGTTTAAAATTTTAGAAGGTTGGAAATCTGAATTTTTAGAGATACCAAAGAAGATAAAAAACTTTAGTAAAAAAAATTTCCGCGTTCTTATATCTGATAATAATTTTCTGGCCTCTCCTTTTGACCACCAAACAGAAGTAATTAATCTTGCAGCAAAACTAAAGTTTGATCTTATTTTTCAACAGGCACTTGACTTTAGATTATTTAACAAGAATGAAGCAAAGCTACTTTCAAAACTTGGGAAAACGTCTGTTATTATTTTTGCTTATGACGGCCCACAACAAAACGAGTACTTCCAGAAAGGAATGAAACTGGTTCGCAAATATAAACTCGCTCAACATACAAGATTATATATGCTTTATAACTTTGAAGACAAGCCCGAATGTATTTGGAACCGAATGCAAGTAGTAATGAATGAAAAGTCAAGAATCTTTATGCTACCAATTAGATTTGAACCGCTTGACACCCTGACAAGAAATAACTACGTCAATAAATATTGGACTGCTTCAATGCTAAAAAATTTCAAGGCAATCATTAGTCATTGGGCCTACTCTCCGAAAGGTTCTCTTGTAAGAAATAATATTCCTAAAGATGCCTTTGGTAGAAATGCCGATGAATTTTATGAACTACTAAACACGCCTTTTCAAGATCATAAGATTTTCAAAATGTATAAAGACAGCGAACGAGTAAGGAAAAGCGGTTTTAACTTTTATCAAAAAGAGAAGGGAGAAAATTATGCAAAAGAGTAAGGTTGACAGAAAAGAATTTTTGGAACTCGTAGAGGTACTTATGCTGGCGGCAGGCCGAAACAAGGAAGTATTTATTGTTTTCCAAAACAATAAGGCCATTGCAATATCAGAACTATTCACGATTCACAAAACAATAGAGCAAGACATCGAAGGTATTTTTCCTGCTATGGAAATAAAAAATATTCTATCAAATTTAAAAAACGAAACGATAGAAGTATTTTCCGACAAAGGACTTTTAAAAATACAGACCCCGACCGTAAAGGCAAAGATAAAGACGATTAAAGAAATAGAAGAATTTGAATCTGAAATAAAAAACAGGGAACAACTTGAACAGGAAGAATTTTCAAAATTACCAAAGAACTTTTCATCAGGTTTAAAGTTCTGTATCTTTGCTGCTAACAAAGACAAAAGCGACGTTGCTACAAACGGCGTCTTGTGTACCGGCGATAAAATAATTGCTACCAATGAAATGATGCTAAGTCAATATGAACTTGACAAAAAACTAAAAGACAAGTTCTTCATTGTTCTAAGTAATGCGATTGATATTTCTAAAAGGAACGTCATAAAATTTTATCAAGATTCTACCTGGACAAATTTTATTGACGACAAAAATTTTTATTTCAGCACAAGAAGGATTGACGAAAGTAAACTTTTAGATATTGCGGAAAGCGATGTTTTCGATACCAAAGGAGAAGAAATAAAATTTCCAGAAAAGCTAATCAAAATGATTGATACTTCTTCCGTTTTGGCTGACGGCGATATTGACTTTGAAAAAGAAATAAAAATAAATATAGAAGGTAAAAAAATATTTTGCTCCGGCCAAAATGAACTTGGAGAAATAACTGTAAAAGGCAAGATGCAAAAAAACAAAAGTAAAACTACTATCATAATAAATCCGTTCTTCCTTAAAGAAATCCTGACACAATTTAAAATATTCAAGGCGACTGTTAATTCTGAAGTAGTTATTTTTGAAGCGGATAATTTCAAAACCGCAATCGCACAATGGAAGAAATAAAAACTAAAAGGGGGCGGCCATGTCAAAGCTACATATAAAGCACCGGCAAAGAAAACTTTCTCATATTGTCGGAAATGAAGAACTAATCGAAACGATACAAGAACTAATGAAACAGGAAGACCGACCACAAACCTATTTACTATCAGGCCCAAGAGGATGTGGCAAAACTACTATTGCAAAAATTATGGCAAAAGAATTTGGCAGTAAAGGAAGAGATATAAAACTTTTAAATATAGGTAATACCGGCGGCGTAGAAGAAGCAAGACGTATTGACCAAGAATGTCATTACGCGCCACAAGGCAAGGCAAAGACTTATATCCTTGACGAATGCCAGCGCGGTTCTGCTCAGTTCTTCGATGCTCTATTGCGAGTAACAGAGGAACCACCGGCGAACGTTTACTTTGTCTTTGCTACTACACAAAAAGAAAAACTGCCTGCACCACTTCAAAGCCGATGCTCATTAAAGAACCTACCTGTCAAATTACTTAAAGACACGGAAATGGAAATCCTTGTTAAAATGATTCTCAAAAAAGAAGGCAAAGACTTTTCAAGTAAGACTGTTAAAATGATAATTGAAAGCGCCGAAGGTTCTCCAAGAGAAGCACTTGTTTGCTTGAATGAAATTATAAACCTTTCGGATAAACAGGCACAAAAAATACTTCTTAAATATTCTTATGAAGAAGATAAAAACGTTGCCCTGCTATGTAGGGAAATGATAAAAGCAAATTGGAAGGAGTGTTCTCGTTTAATTCCCATAATAGAAAAAAGCGGTCTTGATAGTGAAAGCGTAAGGCGAATTATTCTTCGCTACTTTCAAAAAGCATTACTTGGAAGTGGTAAAGAACAGTTCGCAGAAATATTAGATTGCTTTACAGAGAATACTTGGAATTGTGGCTGGCCCGGTTTATCTTTATGGATTTATGAAGCCTGCCAAAACTATAAATAAAATAATGAAAGGAGAAATTCTCATGCACTCAGGCAAAGCAAAAAAAGTAAGAAGATTAATTCGATCACTAATCCCGGCAAATACAAAAAACAGGCATGAAGTTTATATGCAAAATTATAAAGAATACTTGTCTTTAGAAAAACGAAAAAAGATAATTGCTTTACTTCCCAAAAGTCCTGTTGCTCTTGGAAAAAGACATCACGGAGAATCGCTTGATGATTTTAAGGCAAGAAGAAAAAAGGCAAATTACACAAGACGAAGAATAGAAAAGACGAAGAATAGACAAGACGAAGAATAGAAAGGAAAAGGAGATATTGATATGAATTTCTGTCACCTTCATGTTCACGATGAATATTCACAACTTGACGGGATGGGAACCGCCAAAGAATATGCAAAGGTAGCAAAGAGAAGGGGATTCAAATATCTTGCTTTAACTAATCATGGCAATATTGACGGACTGATTAAGTTCCAAAAGGAATGCGAAGTAGAAGGAATAATTCCAATACTGGGTTGTGAATTATACATAGTAGAAGATATAAAAAACAAAAAAGAAAAAAGGCATCATGTATGCGTCTTTGTTAAAAATAAAAAGGGGTGGAAGAACCTTACAGATATTCTTACTTTCGCAAATCTCGAAGGCTTCTACTACCGACCCATTGTTAATTTCTCATTCTTTTTATCTCACTTAGAAGGCCTTGTTGTTTCAACGGCCTGCGTTGCCAGTTTTATAAACCATGCAAAAGGAGTTGATCTTTTCAAAAAGATAAAAGAAAAAATTGGCGACGACTTATATTTGGAAGTAATGCCGCATGATATAAAAGAGCAAATCGAAACAAACCAGCTTTGCATAAAGTTAAACAAGAAGTTCGGCAATAAAATAATTGCTACTAATGACTGTCACTATGTAAAGAAAGCAGACTATAAAATTCAGGAAGTTCTTCTTGCAATTCAACGGGGCGCAAAGTGGACTGACAAGAACCGTTTCAAGTTCAGCCTAAAAGGTCTTCATCTTAAACGTCAAGTAGAAATGGAAAAGGGATTCGCCAAACACCATAAGAAAAAAGACTATCAGCAATGGTTAAACAATACGATTGAGGTAGCAGAAAAATGTTCTCACTTTAGAATAAAGAAAAGAAAAGTTTTCCTTCCTAAGCCACCTATCGAAAAGGGATTTACAGAAGACGATTTTTTGTGGTCATTGGTTTTAAAAGGATACGATTCAAAAATACTTCCTACCGAAAGCAAGATATATATTGAAAGGGCCAAGTATGAATTTAATATGATAAAAGAAAAAAGACTAACACGATATTTTCTTATCGTTTGGGAACTTGTTAACTGGTGCAGAAAAAATGATATTCTTATAGGCCCAGGTAGAGGTAGTGTTGGCGGTTCTCTTGTTTCGTACCTGATAGGAATAACACTTGTTGACCCGATTAAATATGGTCTTCATTTTGAACGATTTATTTCAGCCGATAGAATAGACCTACCTGATATTGATATTGACTTTGAAAAGAGTAAACGCGATCTTGTCAAGGCCCATCTTGAAGAACTTTATGGAAAAGACAATGTTGCTTCTGTTAGTTCTTTTTCTCGTATGAAAAGCCGGGCGATAATTAGAGAAGTAGGAAAGGTGTTCGACGTACCATATTCAGAAATAGACGAGTTTGCGAAGTTGATTGAATATAAAGATGAAAGTACTTTAGCAGAAGCAATAGAGAACCATAGGGAAGGACAGGAACTAAAAGAAAAATATCCCTTTGTTGTCAAGGCAGCTTTGCGATTAGAAGGGCAAGTAAAGAACTATGGTAAACACGCGGCAGCAGTAGTTGTTTCAAAAAACCCTATTAAGTATGGGGGGCGATGCAATCTTCATGTAAGAAATAATGACGTATTAATAAACTGGGAAAAAGAGGACACCGAATTTGTCGGTCTTATGAAATTGGATATTCTAAGTTTAAACCTTCTTGATATTTTTAGCCATACAATCAAGAGTATTAAATCCAATACGGGCAAAGACATTAATTTGGAAGACATTCCGCTTAACGATAAAAAGATACTAAAAGAAATAAGCGAAGGAAGTAATACCGGAATTTTCCAGTTAGGTTCTTGGGCTACTAACAGGCTTGTTAAAGATATACATGGAGTAAGTTCTTTTGAAGAAATCGCTGCGGTTATTGCGCTGGTTCGCCCCGGCCCTGCTACTATGGCAGACGATTATATCAGCAGAAAAAAAAGAAAAAGTTGGACAAAGAAGCATGAAATATATGAACGTATAACGGCTGAAACATACGGCATTCCTATATATCAGGAGCAAATCATGGCTTGCATAAGTGAACTGGCAGGCCTTCCATTTTCGACCGCTGATAATATCAGAAAAATAATCGGTAAAAAAAGAGATAGAAGTGAATTTGAAAAATATGAAAAACTTTTTATTGAAGGCTGCATAAAAAATAAAACGTTAAGTAAGAAGGAAGCAGAAAAATTTTGGGTTGACTTGCAAGAGTGGGCCAACTATGGATTCAACAAAGCGCATTCTATTGAATATGCTCTTCTTGGATACTGGTGCGCTTGGTTGAAATACTACTACCCGACAGAATTTATTTGTGCTAATCTCACTTGTGGTGCTGATCTTAAAAAGGAAGACCTTGTTAAAGAAGCATACAATATGGGATTAAAAATATATTTACCGAAGGTAGGAATAAGTCATGCGACCGAATGGACTGTAAAAGAAAATAAACTATACATTCCATTTATTGAAGTAAAAGGATTCGGGAAATCAAAAGCAGAAATGGTAACGGCAAATCAAGAAAGTAAAAAGAAAGCGCGACGGTTTTATACAAAAAAGGAAGACAAGAAAAAATATAATTTTTCAGGACAAATAAAAAAGATATTGGAAGCAATCGGAGCCTTTGAAGAACAAAACCCAACCATTACACCAGAAATTAAAAAGTACTTCTCGTTTGATATAATAGGAACCCCAAGCGAAACCTATCCAAAGCTATATAAAATTTTCAAAAAAGCAGCTAAGCGAAAAGGCATTCCTATTATCAATCCTGATCAAATGGTTAGAGAAAATGATCTAAAGAATATTCTTGAAGGTAGTAAACGTTATTTAGCAGAACTGGCCCCGGAAATACTAAAAGAAAAATCAATCAAAAGAGACAGAAAACTTTCTACTTGTGACGCTTGTGATTTAAGAAAACAATGTATTGCTCCAGTTCATCCGTCTTTTGGGAAATATAATATTCTTGTAATTGGCGAAGCACCCGGCAAACAAGAAGATGAAAAGAGTACTGGCTTTATTGGAAGGTCTGGCGAGACTATTTGGAAAGCAATGAAAAATTTTGATCGGTCATTTTTTCATGTTACGAATGCCGTCAAGTGCTACCCAAAGGAAACGAGAACTCCAACCGTTGATCAAATTAAGACTTGCTCAAAATGGATAAAAAAAGAAATAAGAAGAACCAAAACTAAATTCGTTCTTGCCTTTGGTAATACGAATGTAAAGTTATTCACAAAGAACCAAAGCGGAATAACAGACCTATCAGGAACTTGTGAATGGAATGAAGAATTTGGTATATTTATTTTTTGGTGTATCCATCCTGCGGCAGCACTACATGACCCAAAGAATAAACCACTATTTGAAAAGAGTATAAAAGAATTTTGCAGCTACGTTGATTTATTAATTTCTTCAAAAGAAAAAAAACCAATACAATCAATTCAGGAAGAGAGAAAAAATCAAGACGATTACAAAGATATACCATTTTAATTTTTCGCCTAAAATATTTCAAGCGTGATATAATAGTTATTGAAAGGGGGCAAAGGTGAAATCATGGGATATAGAGAAGACATAAAAATCGACAAATATAATCTTGACGAAGAACTAATAAGGCAGCCGCAAAAATTTCTGGACTTTGCCTTGCTATGGAATGAAGCGGCAGACCAAAAAGAAAAAATGCGAACGCGGTTAGACCTTGAAAAAGCAAAGGCAGAACTTAGAATCAGAAAGGAGCTATCAGAATCAGAAGAAAAAATAACTGAAAAAGTAATTACTGCAACTGTTTTAAAAGACAAGAAAGTTAAGCGAGCAAATAAAAAATATTTATCTGCTTTGAAATATGAAAGGACTTTATCAGATGTTAAAACAGCATTCAGGCAAAGAAAGTCAATGCTTGAAAAACTGGTAGACTTAAATTTAATGTTAAGGTTCTCGGAACCAAAAGAATCAAGACTTCCCAAAGACCAACAAGAAGCAGTTTATCAAATGAGAAAAAGAAATATTGTCAATGGTCTGAAAGGAAAAATAACAAGGAAGGAGGAGCAAGAAGATGTTTATTGACCTTTTACAATATATCTTTTTGGCGATAGGTATTTTTTTTGCTATCGTCCTGTTCTTCTTTCTGTTATATATATCAGCAAGAATTTTTGGCAAAGGCGTGATACGAAGTATTATTGAAACAGTAGAACAAAACAAAAAGAAGAAAGGAGTTTAAAATGGCAAAAAGAGACAAGAAAAGCAAACGCCGGTTCAACAGCAAAAAGCTGAAGGAGAGAACCAAGAAGTCACAACAGAATGCAAGGACTGGCAAAACGGTTATTGACGCGAGTAAGAATGTTCCAATTATTCAGTTAGGAGAAGGCAAACATTCGATTGATATTATCCCTTATATTGCCGGAAAAAATGACGTTGACCCTGGTAGTGAAGCATATACTTTCGAGTACTACCAACATCGAAATGTTGGGCCTAATCCGATTATTTGTCCACAAGCTACCTTTGACAAGCCCTGCCCTATTTGTGAACGGCAACAGAAATTAAGAGATAAGGGCGACGAGAAGTACAAGGAGTACTGGCCGAAAAGAAGGAACCTTTACAATGTTGTTTGCTATGATCGGTCACAAAGAGATAAAGGTGTTCAGGTTCTTGACGTAAGCTGGCACTACCTTGAAAAATTCCTTGCCAAAATATCCGAAAAGACAAACAGAAGAACTGGCGAAATTGAAACGATTGTTTTTTCAAGTCCCGACAAGGAAGAAGGACGTTCGATTGACTTTACAATCGAAGCACCAAAAAGCGAGAACGATTGGCCCGAGTGGATAGGCCACCAGCTTGACAGAAGGGATTATGATATTGACGATAAAATTCTTGACGATGCCTTCGTCTTGGATGAAATCGTTACTATCCTGTCATACGATGAAATAAAAGAAATCCTTTATGAGAACCCGAATCCTACTTCTTTCAAGAAAGGAAAAAAGAATAAGGACGAAGAAAAAGACGATGCCGATACAGACGATGATATTACTTCTGATATTGACGACATCGAATCTTATGACGACATGAAAAAGTATCTTGAAGAAAATGAAATAAACTATAAGCTGAATAAGAAAAAATGGAGACTGGACGCCGACAATATTAAAGAGGAAGTAAAAGAACTTATGAGTTCTACCGGCGACGACGATGAGGACGATGGCGACGACGACGATGCGCCAAAATATTCAAAGGATGAAATTGAAGAAATGAGTTACAAAAAACTGAAAAAATTAATCAAGGAGGAAGACCTTGACGTTGACATCGACGACTTTGACGACGACGATGAGGACGACCTCGAAGACCTAAGAGGAGAAGTCATTGAAGAACTCGGCCTTGATGAATAACCATCTTTTAACTATTGCTATGCAGACAGCAGTTCCCTTATGGATTATATCTATAAGGGAACGCGGCCTATCAAACCAAGACTTTATAGAAGCAAAAGAAATTTGCGACCGTCTTGGTGTTATGGGCGACCGTCTTATTCACGGCAGGGCAAAAGGAGACAAAGAAGGTCTTGTTGCAGACCTGTTTAATAAAACAGCAAAGGCAATCGCTGTTTTATCTTTTTGCCCCGGGGGTATTACGATTTTTAATACTACCTTCAAAAGTGATTTTTTATCGCCACAAAGAATCAAGCTTGATTCACTAAAAGAATTAAGAGAGCGAGTTTTAAATCTTTTCAAAAAACCTAAACGAAAAATTAAAAGGAGAAGAAAATGAACAAAGAAATTATTTCTGGACTAAAAAACATTATCAAATCGCTTGACAGTATCAGTTCAACCATTAACAAATTACTTGCAAAGGAAGAACCGAAAGCGACGAATGAAAAGAAAGTTATTAAGAAAAAGAATCAGGCAAAGGTAGCCAAAAAGAAAATCAAAACAAACAAGAAATATCAACCGGCGAAAAGGAGCAAGAAGTAATGAAAATAAAAAGGCGCAGCAAGTATAAAAAAATTGCCGATGAATATGTAGAGGAGACAAAAAAAGAAATAGAAAATCCTCGCGTTGAATTTATCGGTACTGGTAGTACTTGTCTGAACCTTGCCCTGTCTGGCCTGCCCGATGGCGGGTGGGCCAGAGGAAGAATCCATAATATTGTTGGCGATAAGTCGTCCGGCAAAACACTACTTGCTCTTGAAGAAGCATTTTGGTTTTTCAAAAATATACAAAACAGTAAATCAAAAATTTTTCCAAAAGTAAAAGAACCAATTATCTGCTTCGACAAGGGCGAAGGTGTCATGGATTTTCCAGTAGAAAAAATGTACGGGCAAGAGTTCTACAATGCAGTTGACTGGGAACGCAGCCCCCATTTTGAGGCGATGTGTAGAAGGTTTTTCCGAAAAGTAAATACACTAAAGAAAGGACAATCACTTCTCTACATTATCGACTCATGGGATTCTTTTAAATCCGCAAAGAGCATGGAAGCCTTCCTGAAAAGCGTAAAAGACGACGTTGAGATTAAAGGCGACTATGACATGGCATTGCAAAAATATGCAAGTAGCAAGTTCTTCCCGAACGTATGCAGCATAATGGATAATAACGGGGCCGATGCTACCTTGTGTATCATTTCTCAAATACGCGACAAGATAGGTGTTCTGTTTGGAAGGAAGCAATATAGAGCAGGCGGAAAGGCACTTGACTTCTACACGCATCAGGTTATTTGGATTCGAGAACTTGAAAAGCTTGATAAAATAAAGCTTAAAGAAAAGCGCGTATATGGGATAAAGTCCGAAGCACTTGTTGACAGGAGCAAGGTAGCAAAGCCTTTTAGAACCGCGCAATTTACAATCCTTTTTGATTACGGTCTTGACGATATTTCTTCCTGTCTCGATTATTTATATGGTAGTCAAAAAATAAAATTCAATGGGAAAGAATTTCAAACAAAAAACGAAGTGACAAAATATATTGAGGATAAAAACCTTGAATCATTACTTGTAAGTGAGACGGCAAAAAAATGGAACAAGGTAGAAAAGGCTTTTGAAAAAGAGGTAGAATCAAGGAAACGGAGGTTCTAATGAAACACCTTCTAATTGATTGCCCGGCGATCTGCTACGCGGCCATGTACCGTTTCGGTTCATTCTCTAACAATGGTCTTCAAACAGGCATCATATATGGTTTTTTTAAACAGATACTTTCCTTTTCAAAAATCTTTAATACTTCTAAAATGATTTTTTGTTGGGACTCTCCGGTTAGTGTAAGAAAAAAAGAGTATCCAATTTACAAAGAAGGAAGGCATAAGTTTTTAAAACCTGAAGATGAAAAGCAATACTATTCAATGCTTAAACAAAAGGACTTGCTACAAAAATATATACTTCAAGAAATTGGATTTAGAAATAATTTTTGCGTAGAAGGTTTTGAGGCAGACGATATAATTGCATACTTTGTCGATAAGATAAAAGCAATTTTTATTTCTTCTGATAATGACCTCTACCAATTACTTGATCGTGCTGAAATGTATCACTTGTCAAGAAAGAAATTTTTTAGACAGGAAGACTTTGAAAAAGAATATAATATCAAACCGAACCAATGGGCGCTGGCAAAGGCAATCGGCGGATGCGCTGGCGACAATATTAAAGGAGTAGAAGGTTTTTCAGACCCCAAGGTTAAAACGTCAAAAGCACTTAAGCTAATAAGGAAAGAAATTACTTCTGGCAAATTATATGATCGCTTTATTGAAAAAGATAATTGCGGAGAAATAAAAAAGTTCTACTCACTTGTAAAAATTCCGCATGAAAAATTTCAAAAGACCTTGATAGTAAGGCGCAACAAAGTAGAAGAAAAAAATCTTATCAAGGTCTTTTTAAGATATAACTTTCGTTCCTTCCTTGAGGAAAACTTCGATCAATGGCGATACTTTATAAGGAGTTAAACATGAAAAAAGAACTTGAAGAAGTCCTTGACGAAATAATTCTAATCGCTGAAGATTCAAAGCTTGACGCGATGCGAATGAAATATGGTAACGTCACGGCAGGGAAACGAGTAAGAAAAAAGATGCAAAGAATAAGAAGCAAAGCAAAAAACGTTCGCGCTGAAATTCAAAAAATACGGGCGTTTTATAAGGTAGAAAAACTAAAAAAGAAAATGAAGGAGTCAACCAATGTCAACAAAGAGAAGAATATTTCCGTTTGAATGTTGCCGTTGTGGTTTTTGCTGTTTAAGTATTACTTGTGCTATCGGTATGAAATTTTATGGTATTGAGAAGAAAGACCGATGCCCCGGACTTTCTTTTAATAAAAAAGGAATTGCTTCTTGTGCGCTCGCTGGCATCGTGCCGATTAATGACGGATGCTGTATCAAGGCAAGATGCTTTAAGGACTACGTTGAATATGACTTCGCATCATTACCTAAAGAAATGAAGTACAAGATTGTTAAAAGTATAATGGCAAAAAATAATTAAAGGAGAAAATGATGAAAATACTTGCTCTTGATACTGGAACAAAAACAGGTTGGGCGACAGAAGGACTTTCTGGCGTTCAAAACTTTGCAGCAAAACGGGGCGATTCACCCGGATTGAAGTTCTTAAACTTTCGTTCTTGGTTAGCAGAAATAATTAGACTTACTTCTCCTGATTTAATTGTCTATGAACAAGCGCATCACCGGGGCGGCTTTGCTACCGAATCCTGTCTTGGATTCGTGACAGAAGTAAAAACCGCCGCAGCACTAAACAATATAGAATTAACTACTGTTCATTCTGGAACCTTGAAGAAGTGGGCTTGTGGTCACGGCAAGGCAAGCAAAAAAGATATGATTGATCAGGCTTGCCATAGAATGAAAACAGGCAAGATAGAAGACGACAACGAAGCAGACGCCGTTCTCATGTATCTTTATGCGGCTGAAAACTATTCGACAAATCCCATAAAGAAAAGAACTATCAGGAGAAGAAAAAATGGATTACGAAAAAATAAGACCAGCACTAAAAAAACTAATAAGAGAAATTAATGAGATTGAAGGCGTAGAATTTCAACCTCCTACTGATATTTGTCCGGGCCTTCTACGTCAAGATAACTGGGTCAAGTTAGAGGATGGCACTACCGTAAGAATTTGTATAATTGACAATATTCTGGAGAATCAACAACTCAAAAAAGTACTTAAACCGGAAAGTAAAAAAATAAAAAGAAGAGGAGTTTTCGATATAAAACCAAAACGAAAAATAAGAAGGAGAAGGAAATGACGAAATGGAATACCAGAACAGCACTTGAAGAACAAGAAAAACAAATTGAGAAATACGAAAAATACTGGCCGGTAGGAAAAGTACATAAAGGGAAACGAATTACGGAAGTACCAAACAAATATTTAAAATGGGTATCTGAATCTTTTACAGAAGACAATATCTTTTCAAGAGCCTTATGTATTGCCGCCGACAGAGAACTTCAATATCGAATTAAACATGACATTACAATAGAGGAATAAAATGATTATAGTAGACGATATTCAAAGTAAAGAACCGGCCTTGTCTGAAGAACAAAAAAAGAAATTAATTCAATGGTGGGAGAGGGTAAATGAAATTAAAAGAAATAAGACTAAAGAATTTCCAGTCATATCGGAAAGCAAGAATAAAACTGCATAAAGGAGTAAACGTTATTCATGGTTTAAGTATGGCCGGAAAGTCTGCTATCATTCGTGCTGTCAAGAAGGTAACATTTAATCGGCCCGGCGGGTATGATAAGAAGTATCATTCTGACTTTGCCAAAAATAAAACTTCTTCTTGTAAGCTTATATTCGACGACGGCTTTATTGAAATGGCAAACACAAAGAAAGGACTGACATATAATTTAAACGGAGAAGTATATCGAAAGTTCGGAACAAAAATCCCAAACGAGATAAAAGAATTTATTGCTCTTGACGAAAACAACTTCTCCTTCCAGTCGTCAAATCCTTTTGATATTCACAAAACATCAAACCTGACAAGAGAAATAAATTCACAAACAAAACTTGACGTAGTAACCGTATGGATAAAAACAGCAAACAAAAAAATATCAGATAGTAGAAAAAGAATATCTTTTTTAGCAGAAGAAATTAACAAAAAAAGAAAAGACTTAAACCGTTTTAAAGACCTTCCACGAATGCGTTTTATACTGGATAGGATAAAGAGATATGAAAAACAAATAAGTTCAACACAAGCGATTCTACAGCGGTATAAACAGGCAAAAACAGACGTTGACAGTCTTAAAATAAGGATAAATAAAACCAAAAAACAAATAGAAGTATTAGAAAAATATGAACACAAAATAATAATGATAAATGCTGAATATGAAAAGTACTCAGACCTTCTTGATATGGTATCAAGACTTTCTGATTTAAAAATAGAAATGAAGGAAACAACAAAAAAGATTAAGAAAGTAAAGGAAAAATATATTTCAGAACTGGGCGATACCTGCGAGTATTGCTTCTCACCAATCAAGAACAAACAAAAGATAAGGAGAACAATATGAAATATGTACTACTATCTGACGTTCACTTTTCATCGTCACAAACAAGAAGTAGAAAAGAAAATATGTTAAGCGTAGGTGTATCAAAACTTTTCAATATATTTAATCAAGGTCTGCCAGTTCTCCAGGCCGGAGATTTATTTGACAAGCCGCGAGACTTTGAAGCACTTTTTGAAATGACAGAAATACTCAGGAAGTTCAAACAAGAATTTTATTTTGTAGCAGGTCAACACGATAGCTATTTCAGAACGGGCAAAGCTTCTTCTGCTTATTTTTTATCTCGTTTCGGTTACGGTCACCTTCTTTATAATGACAAAAAAGAAAAATATAAACGATGCGGATTAGATAAAATTTACGGTTCCGGCTGGGGAGAAGAAATTCCAATAGTAAAAAAGAACGATCAAGGAAAAAATATCCTTATCTGCCATGCGCCCATATCTGACGCGCCGTTATGGCCCGGACACCACTTTACAAAAGCAGAAGATTTTTTGAGCAAACATAATTCTTTTGATTTAATTCTTTGTGGAGACGTTCACAAGTACTTCGTAAGAGAACAAGAAGGAAGGTATTGCATAAATACTGGGCCTTTAATCAGAAGAAGTATAATTGAAAAGAAACACGCCCCAAGGTTTATTGTTTATGATTCGACAAAGAACACAATAGAAGAAAAGAAAATAAAACATGACAATAAACATTGGGATAGACAACAAGCAGAACAAGACAATAAAATAAAAAAGATAGCAGAAGAATTTATTGACATGATTAGGAATGACAATATTTTAGAAATAGATGCTGTATTCATTTTAGAAAAAATACTTCTTAAAAACAAACATAAAATTGAAGAAGGTGTCATTAAAATAATTGAAGAAATAAAGGGGGCAAAATGAATAGACTAAATGATATAAAAGAACAACTACTTTCACTTCGGGTAAAACAAAAAAACCAATTAAACGAATTAAGTAAACTTGAAAAGGAAATTGAAGAACTTGACATCGACGAAAAGACAGAAGAATCAATTCAGAAAAAACTAAAGAAAATAATCAATCTTAGAAACGCAGCGGTTAAAGAAGTAGAAAATCTTCTGGAGGAGTTCTAATGGACTTATCAGAAATCGAAATTGAAATCCGGTCACTTGAACGAGAATTTAATTCACTTACTACCAGTCTAATAAACGACAAGAAAAAAAGAGGAAAAGAAAAACAAGTACTCCTTTCGCTTATAAAGGCAAGAGAAATTTTTAAGAAAATATCAGATACCATTAAAAAGAAGGTAAAGCACCAAATAGAACCACTAATAACAATGGCAATCCAAACCGTATATGACAGGCCGTTTGAGTACGTCTTAAACTATAAGGAAACGGAAAACAATGTATTATGGGAATCACAAATTAAGGAAGGCAATAAAATCTATGAGGACGTAGAGGAAGAACTCGGCGGCGGCATAACAGATATAATCGCCTTTGCCAGAAAAATAATATTCAGGAAGAACACAAGACCGATCTTATTCTTTGATGAACCATTTAAAAACCTTGGAGAACTTTCTAAAGTTGCAGCAAGTATGGTAAATACATTATCTAAAGAATTAGACCTTCAATTTCTAATCGTTACCCATGATGAAAATTTAAAAGAAGGAGATAAAGTATTTTTGGTAGAAAATAAAAACAAAAAATCAAAAATAAAGGAGGAGTAAACATGAGAATCAAAAACAAAGGAGGAATAAAAATGGAATCTGAAAGAAAACGATACGCTCAATTAATAACAATAACGCAAGACGATATTAATACTTTTTGTGTACTGTCAAAAGATACTAATCCAATACACAAAAGCAACAGCGAACGCATTGCCCCCGGTCTTCTCGTTTCAAGTCTATTTGCCGGTCAAGTTGCTTCTATGTATCCGGGCTGTTTATTAGTAGAAATTGCCTTCACTTTTATAAGTCCAATTTTTGCAGATGAAGCAATATATTATCAAACAGAAGAAATTGAGGATACCGGCAAGCTTGTTTATTTAAAGCATATTGCTAAAAGATTGCTTTGTGAAAAAGAAACTGTACTGCTCCTTGGCAATAGTATTATAAAAAAAAGGAAAGGAAGAAAATGAATAACCTTAAAAAAGAAATTTTAAAAGAAGTAAAGATTCTAATTATTATTTTCTTCTTTATCATTCAACCTTTAATTTTATTCTTTATCTTATGCGACTTGTATAAAAAAGTAGAAGACATTAATTATCTAAGAGCAAGAATCAATACTTTAGAACTTGCAATCCGCTGGGGCAGTAACGCAAATAAGAAAGGAGAAGAACAATGCGTGAAAAAACAAAAAGAGATATTTTAGTAATCATTGTTTTAATCGAAGCACTTTTTTTATTGTTAGCTTATATTCCAGAATCGGAAGGTGTAGAACTCGGAGTTCAATATAACAGGACACTACCTGAAAGTGAGAACTTTGCTGCTTCTGACGGAATAAAAATAAGTATTGCTCCTTCTGATTCGTTATGGTATTTATGGGGTTCCGCTGACATTGGAGAAATGAAATTAGTATCGCAGCCTTTTGGTGATCTTCTTCTCTTAGGTGGTGGCGTAGGAATAAAAAAAGAAATAGTAAATGGGTTCTCATTCTTTATTGAACTTGGCTACTACTATCCAAATGGAAGTGAAGCAGACAAGTGGCATGAACACAATGACGGAATGTATGACAAAATATATTTGCACCTAAACGAGAAGTACTCACAGATATATGGTATCAAAAAATTCGATATTTATAAAATGACTTTACGAGAAGCAATCGGAGGCAGCATCGGGGTAAATCTTGTTCTTAACAAAGGCAGTTCAATGGAAGTAAATCTTTTCGCGGGATATAGACTTCTTACTATACGAATGAAAACTGAGGCCCATTGGTTAGACCCCACTATTAACGGTTACTGGAATAGAGTTGAATATGAAGAACTTTCTGGACTTTTTGTTGGAGCGAGTATTGCTTTCTAAAACATAGGGAGGATTAAATCCTCCCTATTATTATTTTTGTTCTCCCCATCCTAACTTTGCTGCTACGAATTTTGAAACATTCCTATCACAAAACCACCATGAGAAGGAAGTAACGGCCAAATATAAAACAGTATGAACTGCGAGAAGAAGAATTTGAAATGCCTGTTCTCCGCTTATCTCAACACCAGCCCTGCTTGATATATCATAGGCAATCACCGTGATATAGGTAGCAAGCCCCATTGTATAGTAAGTCAAGAACGGACGCGCACTTCCCTTTATCATATCAATAAAAGCAAAGCCTAAAGTAATCAAGTAGACAGTAAACCCTGCCAGAAAAGAATACCACTTCTTCCCTTTTGCAATATCGACAAGGTACTTCATGTAATCTTGATAAAATAAAGCAGTATCAGCCTTCTCCTGCGATGCCTTATATGCTGCGGCATCAAGTTGAGCAATCACACCCGCCGTTTGTTCTCTTGCAATTTGAATCTTTGCGTCTGCTTCTGCTTGAATCTCCTTCAAATCAAGATCGCGCATAGCACGATCATGGATTCTCTCCTGCGCCTTTATTTCAGCATCCAACTTCTTCATTTTATAATTCGTAAAGAACGTAATGACACTTCCCAAAAGACCGGACAAAATACCAGCGATGCCTGTTGAAGCCCCGCTTGTAAAAAAACTTATAATTGCATCCATATCTACCTCCTACTTATAAATTCTAAGTACTTTTTTGTTATTGACGGCAATGATAACATTCAAAACAAGTAGAACAATTAAAGCGATTGTTAGAATAAGAGAAGTAGCAAACAGGCTAAGTGCTATCGTACCGCAAATAACAAACCAGAAGTGGCTTAAAAAAACAGAAGGTACAATCCCGAAATGCTCCGTCAAGAAGTTCATAATGGGATTTAATTCTCTTCCTCCTTTTTTAAGAATTATAATCGTTGAGTACATATCAAAACCCTGAACAAGAACAAGTAGAAATAGTAAGAATGAATTTAGAATTTGCATCGTTACTCCTTTCAATTAAATATTTTCAATGATTAATTTAAACTGCTCCCCGGCCATATACTTAATGAAAGCGTTAAGGGTACTTCTTGATACAAGAACTGCTTCTTGTCCATAAAGCCTTCCTCTTATTTTTCCTAAAATAATACAACCAAGAGAATGCGTTTTGAATCCAGCCGAAACATCACCAGCAACATTACCATAATGAGTGAGAATCCAACTTCTTCTTGGAACTTCCTTCACCCAGTAAACCCATCCGAACCTTGGTGACTTTCTCATTTCTACTTCATATTCGCCAGTCGGGATGCAAGAAATGTTTGGTTCATTCTGCTTCCACGGCAGCTCAATAGTTCTACAAGAAAAGCCAGGAGTAGTTAATACTCCTATTGTTCCTTGTACGCTTGACGGCATTCTAAATAATGTAGCAGTTTTCATAATTACTACCTATAGCATTAAATCAGGTCGTCCATTATTTGCCTTTAAAATTTTTTTCAGTTCAATTATTTCTTCCGTATGCTGATTAATCTTTTCCAATAGTGGTTTTTGCAAGTCGTCCATTTTTTTAAGGAGAACATCTTGAAATAAATCAAACGTAATTCTGAAATTCTCCTTCATTTCAAAAGAAGCAATCTTGCAAAACGTTTCATGTTCTTCATCTGTTATAAATCTTTTCATGGATTCTTCTACCCCTCTTAATTTACAGTAGATTTGATCGTGCTGCGCTTTAGCAGAAGCAGCAGGAACGTAAATAAGAGTTCCATCGTCTCGGAATAAGTACCGCTTCATATCCTTTATGCTACTTGCATTTTCTCCGATTCGATAAAAGGAAATTGCAATCATAGCTACTACCGGCAGAAGCCAAATAATAACAGGCCAGAATTTTAGAAATTCGTCGAAGTGATTCATAACTATAATTCCTTTATTATTTCTTCTATCGGTTCTTCAACCGGCTTTAGCAATGCCTCCTTCACCCCATAATCAGCAAGGAAAGCGTCTATATCTTTTAATTCTTCTACCAACTCAGCTCTCCTTGCTTCGATAGCACTTTTATTTACAATATCAACCCTTGATTGAAGTACATTTCCTGTCACCTTATTAAAAATAGGACGATGGAACTCAATCTCTTTCTTCTCATTCACAATAAAATCAGTCACCTTCTTTAACTTCAATACACGATAACTTGTTGATAGCATTTTCTCCTCCTTCCAATTCTTTAATTATTTTTGTCATATTGTTAATTTGGTTAACAGAAAACATAAGAGCGCGGGCCATTTTAGAAAATTCTTTTCCCATGTTAAGTACTTCGCTTTTATTTTCTATCGCCCGATTCCTTGCTTCATTTGTTGCTTCTTGCATTCCGTCAATGCAACTCATAAAGTAGTGCTGCGAATTTGCGATTACTTGTATCATGCAATCGGTTCGCATCTGCTTGACACCAGTAGGATGCCCGTTTTCTACTATCTCTACTTCATGCGCCCTGAACAATCGGCAATCCTCACAATTCTTACAAATACATTTCTTCTTCATTTTTAATTCTCCTTATGGTTAAGTATTATTAAGCAGTATCTAATTGATAAAGTTTTCCAATAGAAGCAGACGGTCGCCATGTAGCACCATGACTATGCGCGTCACCGGCAAGACCGACACCAGAAGAAGACAAGGCGATATTTGGTTCTGCTGTAGTATCTCTTCCTTGAAATGTATAATCACCAAAAGAAGAAGTTGATCGTGACGTAGCAAGTGGTCTGGCATCAGTCAACGCTGAATCACCACCAATGTCTCTTACAACTAAATGCTTATGCAATGCTAATTCTGCTGCTGTTAATGCGTGTCCTTCCTGCGTCCACGTCCCTGCCGCCGTACCACCATTGACATTATAATCTTCCGTACCACCTGAAACACCAAGAACTGTATCTGCTCCAGTAGCAAGTACTTTCCACCCCGGAGGCGCTGCGTTCATATACATCCAAATAATAGTAGAAGAATTACCTGTCATAAACTTTGGCGAAGCACCCATACCATTAGTAGGAATTGCTACATCATAAGTACCATCGTTTATGCCTAAGAAATTCGGATAAACAGCACCTTCCTGAACAAAGTCTGCGGCATCATAAGTAACAATGTCACCAAACAAATTCCCGTCTTGGTAGAAGTTTATCGTACCATCGTCAGTATTGATAGTACATATTTCTACCCATCCAGAAGTGACTGTATATCGTTTTAAAATTTCATCAGGACTTCCACTTGAATCCCACCAAAACATTCCTTCAAACGGATTGTCGGGAGCAGTTGATCCTCTATTCGCATCACCAATCGCGTCGAAAATGCTTTCCAATGCAGACTTTAAGCCTGCCATTGTAAGTGGAGAAGAAGGGACGTTATAATTAGTTACTTGACTCATTGCTTCCTCCTATTCTATTGAACCGTAAGCTTTAGCAACTCCGGTAATTTCTCTTGATACCGAAGAACCACCATTAGTAAAGGCTATATCAAAGCCAGTAGAATCAAGATTCGATATAGTATATTTATCTCCTTCCTGTCCGTCAACAACTGCAATTCCAATTTCTGGCGTTACATAAAAAGCAGGAGAAAAAGTAATTCGTGAACCGGACGAATCAACAGTAGAATTGAAGCCTACTACCCTGTCCGGCATATCAAGAATAACATTAACTGAATATACAATCGGAGTAATGCCAGGAGCAGTTCCTTTTAATCTAAGCCTGCATTGAAAAGCGCGGCCAGTATAGTCTCCCATCAGGAACGGCTTCCAATCACTCCAAGTTGTAATACCCGAAGAACTATCAGCAGCAGAAGAACTATCCAACCCAGGTTCATCATTAGTAGTTCTTATTTCAAAGTCAACTGAATATAAGCTATCAACAGAAGCATATAAATTCGTTACTTCATATAAGTTCGGAATATCGTATAGATCAGAATATAAATCTGTTCCTGCTACTGATAAAGTCGCGTAAACCCTAACTTGAAATACGCTTCCAAGATCGACAATATCACTTAAAATATAAGTTCCTTCTTCATAAATTTCATCCGTAACAGGATTGACGGAAAGCCTTAACCCGCCAAGGCCCGCGTCGTATTCTACATTGTCTGCTACGCCAGACCAAACGGATGAATCAGGTTGCGCTATTTCTTCTACGTAATTCAAACCAAGAATTTGCGAAACGCTTGTAGGCGCAACGGCAGCAGTTTCGGATTCGTTTCCAGAGAAGTCAATCGCCTTTATTAAATAAGAACCAATCATAAGCGGTACTTCTACTGACGTAGCTGGTTTTCCAACTTTTAATATTACGTCAACAGATTCATTCCAAGCCGCCCCAACCGTTTTCTCCGACCATCTTATTCTATAATGCGACAAGTCTATATCTGTAACCGCATCCCATTGAAGATGAACGTTAGAACCGATTACATTACAGGAGAAATTCGTTACGTCTTCTGGTGGGTCTTGCTGTCCGGTTACTGTTTCAACCGTAGTATCTGACCAATCAGAGGCCATACCATAGATAGAAATTGCTTGTAGCTGTATATCGTATGATTCGCCGTCTTCTACGTCTGAAATAATTATCAGGTTATTTTCAGCGGGGGCCTCTACTACCACCCATTCAACATTTTCCGTTATGCGGTATCTCGCACGATAAGTAGCAATTCTTAAATTACTTGAAGGGGGTTTAATATAAACAAAAATTCTCGAAGTAATACCGAACGGTTTAACATCAAGTGCAAGCGTGCCTGATTCTATATTTTCAACAGAAGGAGCATTTGGTTTTACCCTTGTAATATCAAGAGGAGAAACAATATTCGTCTCGAAATCCGGTATCGTACCTTGATCTGCATTATATATTTCTTCTGCAAGATCAACAAGAGTAAGTTTTGCTACAAAACCATTTTGCCTTTCTATTGACTTCACAAGACATTCTACTGTTTCCCTATCTGCTTCGCCGAACATAGCTAAGTCCCCTACTTCTGGCCCTGAATCCTGCGGAACTTGTGCTGCTAATGTTAGCTGATTTGTCGTGCCTGGAGAAGTCACAATAGATAGAACCTGACTTGTGTTATTAGTGTCGGCCCTTCTAAAACGACAAGCATAAATTTCTCCTTCTTCCATTAAAACTTCTTCATCAAGAACAAGGCCGGTAATTCTGTTCGGGTCGTCAAGGTCTATAAGTACTTCATACGTAAAGTTATCAGGATCATTCGGATTAAAGCCTGAATCTTCTTCTTGCCACTCAACGAAAACGCCAGTAGCAGAAGGAGTAAGAACTTGCTCAACTTTATTTGAAGCGTCACACGTTTCTGTGCCTTCGCTTGTGAAGTACAGGTCAACATTTGCCGTTGAGCCCGCTGCGGGGTAGGCGGCATCAAGATTATTGGTAGAGGCATCCCACCATTTATCTAGTCGGATCGTTTTAGGCGTCCAGCAGCCGGTAGCGCCGATTTGATAAGTATTTACCGCTTTGACATAATAAATTGTGCCGGTTGCTATGACTGTCCACGGTACTCCATTAGCATCACAGGGAAAAATGTAAAGAGCCGTTTCCATTTCCTGTGCAGTAAACGGAAGTTTAATTCCCGTTACTTCCGTGCCCGGAGGCACAGCCAAGGCTTTACTCATGTTCCCATACAGACCTTCTCCGATTCCATCTCCAGTGGCGCCAGTGCGCACCTGAAAATACTGGATAACGCTAGCAGCATCGTTATAGATTGTTAGCGTTACTCCGTTGTTTTTCCCTGCGGCAAGTACTGCCGTCTTACTTATATCAAGACGACCTGTTGCTCCCGTCCTTTCAACCTTTAGCCAATCGTCGCTGCCGTTTATTCCGTCTGTGTTCCCCGTTAAAGTCGCGCCTGCTGCATTCCCACTCCACCCATCAACTCCCACGCTAAAATCACTCTCATAGATCGGCGTCTGACTCCCCCACTGATCCGCCTCGTCCACATCGTCATCCGGCAGTGCGGCGACTTGGTCGGAAGTGAGGGCGCGGTTGTAGAAGACATCTAATCTGGATGTTATGTTTGACGTGACTAATTGAAGTAAAGACCCATTATATAAGTTGCTAGACGGTTCAATCGACACTGGACTGGCAGCAGTAATAACCTGTGATCCCGCAAGAGTTTTGTTTACATATATACTGATCATTCCATCGGAAGATTCTGTTTCTCGTTCCACAGCTACTATAAGATCAAATTCTTCATTATTCGCGATATCAAGAGCTGAAGTTGTTACTGAGATTCCCGCGTCATTGCGGTACAATACGAACCGTATATCATAGGTAGATCGCTTCCAGCAGACAAATCCAGTATAAATCCCTGCACCCGCTGAAGACCTTTCTGAAAACAGATATGAGGCAATGGCTTCGTCCCAATCCTGGAGTGATATTTTTTTGCGAATTGTGAAATTACCGGTGCCTGGAACTATATTTGTGTCATTCTCGATTGATATGCCCTCTGTCGCAACAGCCCCATCTATTGTAACGCTCTGCCCTGCCTTGTCGGTAGGGAAAACGCTCGTTTTGTCTTCGGCTGTGACCTTGTAGAGCAGTCCAGAAGTAAGAGTTCCGCTGTTTATTTCTGCGCCAGTCGTCTCAGCCCAACCACTACTACTTTCTTTAACGTCAACAATAATCCCCGACTTCGCATTTGAACTGCTATCTGTGATCCTAACATATCTATCAATATGATCTGTCAGAACATCAGCAACACCAAAATCAACAAAGGAATAACTACTTCCTCCATCGCTTATTCTTATTTCTTCTTTATCAACTGCTCCTGATTCTAAGTCCTCCTGATAAGTAGTAATTAATTTTTTCACCCTACCCCAACCACTACCCCACCGTGGAACATCATGCGAAACGCGAACTAAAGAACCTCTTCTACAAACAAGGTGTTCAAAGTCCATATATAAAGAATATACTTCGGGACGTAACCGCGCTTGTGCTATGTTATAGCGGCCATGCTTCCATACAAGATCAGGGTTTGTTATTCCGGGAGGAAAGGAAACAGATTCAAAGTCAGTAGCATTAGCAGAAGTATAACCGTCGTCATAAACGATACGTTCATCAGGTAGAAAGTCATTGTCCTCATTTACAAATGAAATTCTAAAACCATGCGGTCGATAGTAAAGAGCCTTCTCCGAAGAAAAACCCCATGAATTTCTGGGCGTGATATGCTGCGAAATTTCTTTACCTTCATAATCGTATATAACGCTCCACTTCCCGTCAACGATTGTCGGTGCTGCCCGACCAGAAGAAGCAATATCGCATAAAGTATCCCAAACCGAAGTTCTAAAATCACGAATCATATTAAACTCAAAACCATTTTCTACGCAGTAATCATACCATTCTCCAAGAGTATCATTATCTATTTGAGAAGAAGTTTTCGGTCTTGGGTTCGCTGGGTGCATAAGAACAAAACGAAATAAAGCAGCAGGGTTTTGAGTAGGAGATTCTTCAGTCGTCCATCCACCGGACTCCCATATCGGAGCGTAAGAAGTAGCAATAACATTGTAAGTATCAATTAAACCTTGTAGCTGTTCGGAAGCCCGTATCCGCAAAGCATCCATAGCAATAGGAGAAGGAAAGTCAACAGGATGAACATTTATAATAGACTTTAAACTTGTCCAATAAACTTCATCCACAATAAACGTTGAATTAGAATCAGTAGTAATTCTTGTTAATGCTACGTCATAACGTTTTGTAGAATCAACCGTCCATCGAATGCCGAATCGAAGAGCAGAATAACGTTTTCTCCTTACATAGAAGGCGTTTGCATCCTCATATAAAATTGTACCATTACTTATACTGATTGAAGTTCCAGTAGCGCCCCAACTAACAGTATCAAAACCTGTTACTCCGGTAGGGTTAAGTTTTGTTATACTTTCAATGCTAAGAGAAGAATCAATTACTACTTCTACCACACGATATTTACCTGCCTTCGCTGCAACGCCATCATCATAGGAAATAGTAGGAGATTCAGAATCTATATCAACATATATACTGTATGTATCCGCTGTTTGCGGCAAAGTAATAGAAGTACCTGAAACGTAAATTGTCTTATCTCGATATACTTCTGTCCACCCTGCACCAGAAGAATCGTCGTGGTCGCGATATTCTACCTTAACGTTTACTACTTTATGTTGCAATGTACCACTTGTTGAATCGCCAAGACCTCTTGGAAATGATATATCAAGAGATAATTCATTTGCCCCTGCTCGCGCCGTTCTTACTATCGCACCGCCCGTAGCAGTCAATAACACACCTACCGAATCCTGATAAACAGTTCTTGGAATCAGCGTTATATCAGTATCAGACACGACTCCTTCTTTTGATTCTATCTCATAATCCTCAAACGCTGTAAGGTTTGTTTCTCCTATTTTTCTATCTTCAATTAATAATCGTCCATAACCAAAAACAAATAGTAGTCGTAAGAACTCCTCCTGCCCGACTATTTCTGTATAAGGCTTTGTGCCAAACAGCGGATAGACCCTATGCCTTCCGAGAATAACTGGAATTACGCCAAACGGCGACTCCTGATTTCTCGCGCCGGTTATAGAATAGGCTTGTGATGTTTTGTTTGCTTCTGGAGCATTAAGTCCACTTGTTCTCATCGGTACGAGCGCATTAATAAGAAGGGTCGATGCCGTCATAAGTGCAGAAGTAATAAGCCCTGTTACAGCCATCGTAGCATTAGCACTAAGCGAAAACGCCTCCCCAACCGCCGCGCCCAGCGCCCCACCATAATAAGCAGAAGCAACTACGGCAACAAGCGTAAGAATCGTTCTTAAAGGATTCTTACCGTCGCCGCCGTGAAGTGCTACATGAATCATAACATGAGAATCAGCGGGAGGTACTTTGTTCCATGAAAGCCGCCTTAATACCATACCGTCAACTTCTACTACCATATCATAATCATGTAAATATACTGGAACGTCTCGATAGCAGAAGTCAACTATTTCCTTTACGGTCATACCTTGCGGAACAAGTACTACCTTTGCTTTTTTTATAACCGAAGGACTGACTATTATTTCTCTATTTTTTTGCATAGCGATAAAATCCTTCCACTTTGTTCTTCCATATAATATTATCAAAACTTTCAATTACAGAAAAGAAACCTACGTCAACATGGAGCATTGTTCTATTACTAACAGCAACGCCACAATGATAAAGCATTCGCCCAGTTCTTAGAAGAACAAGGGCAAATTTTTCAGGTCTTTTTATCGGCGTCCACTTCTCCTTTTCTGACTTCATAAGTTTTGTAACAGAAAGCAAAGAGTTCTCTGTCTTTTCAACGTATATACCATCAAATAAAGGAAGTGAAATTCCAAGTACTTCCTTATAAACGAGAACGACCAATCGCCAACAGTCAATTCCTAAGCGATCATTCCCGTTCTTCTTGAACGGGATTCCAATATAAGTATCAGTCCAAACCATTAGAAAAGCCCCGGAAAGTAAGAAGGTGTAAAGTGACCTCTTGGAAAAGGTTCACGTTCAAGCGTTTCAAGTTTAAGAGAACCAGTAATCACGGCTGAATTATAGTTTATGTTCGATAGAACGAAGTCAGGCCACGATGCTTCGATAGTATCAAGATCGTCCGATAGCACCAAGTCTACCGAAAAGATAGCAGGAGAAGTAAGTTCTCTAATCGTTTCAATATACGTTTTGTGAACGTTATCAATTTCAATCTGCATTTCTCCAGGGCCATCGTCCGTATCGTCTGGCAAACGTATCCGCATAGGTAGAAAAATATAATCGTCACCGTTAGAAGTAGTTCCGTAAACTATTTCAGAATCGGTTGTATAAGCAGTAAGCCTTTGCGTAGGGTCTGACGATAATAATATATCAGAAGCAAGGTCGTCATGCGTAATAGTAACAAGCGCAATTAGAACTTTCTCAGTCTCTTGCGCGTATGCTGCCTGTCTAAAATTTAAAGATAGTACTGTCATGGTAGAATCTCCAATGATAACTGTACTCGAAACAATGGCCCTTCTGCTCTTGCCGCAGGAGGAGCAGTAAAACGCATTTCGACGTAATAAGAAGAAGAAGATTCCTCATCGCTTGTTGGGTCTATCCATTCAAAGCGTAAAGAACCACCGAGTAGTTCAGTATTAAAAAAATCTTTTAATGCGTTTAATTGTGTTCTTGTAACGACAATATAACCACCCACTTGCCTTACAGCAGAAGAAGTTCTTTTCCTTACTTTATCAGGCCCGTATTCCATAGAACTTCTTTCTGTCATATCCGCAAACTGTTCTTCCTGTCCCTCATAAATTAAATTCTGTGGTAGGGAAGTAGGCCAAACTGGAACTGTCATCTTGACACCAGCCTTTCTTGCGCTCCAAAATTCTGTCTTAACATTTTATTTGTACCTGAACCTCTTTTTGCCATTTGCTTCGCAACTGCTTTGTCTATAAGAACATCTATTTCTACGCCGTTATTTGTTTGTCTCGTTTCGCCGACCGAAACGTTTGCTCCAGCATTATTTATAACGTTTACATTTACTCTTGGGCCGATGCCTTGTGCGATAACACCCAAGTCACCAGCCGCAGTTCTTTTGAGAGGAAGAACTCCTTCGTCGCCCTTTTCACCGGCAAGTATCGGGTCGCCGCCTCCTAAAAAAGTGGGGCGGCGTAGAACTCCACCTTTAGCAAAAGCAGTCATTCTTCTTCCATTAAGAACAGCCCCATGCGCTACCATATATTCCGGGGCCATTGTTCCAAGACCAATGTTATATTGAGAAACGCCGGTAGCGGTTGACATAGTAGCATTATTTCCACCTACCGTCCCCAATCCCATTGCTTGAAGTAGAGAACCGACTACTCCGGTATCCTTATCATTAGTTCCGAAAAGCCCCTTAATAAGTGGTTCTACTACCTTTATTTGGATTGCCATCTGCGTAATCATTTTGGCAAAGTTTTCTCCAATTTGCGAGAATGAAAAATCAGAAGACCATACAAGGTCATTAAGTTCAGAACCAAAGTCTGCCGCCCATCCTGACATCGCGTTCTTCATAGTATCAAAAATTTCTTTGGTATTCTTGTTCTGATTATTTATCATTCGTATAAAAGCTTCTTGCTCTTTATTTCTTAATGCAGCTATCGCGTCAAGCCGCCGTTTTTCTATCTCTATCAGGCCATCCTTTCGTTCTTCAGCCCATTCTTTTTCCTGTTCCATCAGTCTAAGTTTTATTTCGCGTTCTCGTTCATTCAGTTGTGCTACTGCTTCTAAACGACGTTTTTCAAGACCGAGCAAACCTTCTTCCCGTTCCTTTGCTTCCTCTATAAGCTGCAATCCCATTTGGGTTTTTAGTTCGAGAATTTCAATGTCAATTTTTTCGCGTTCCTTTTGTGCTTCTTCTTGTTGCTTGGTAATTTCCTTTTCAGTCAAGTACTCCATTTGAATTGTTTTTTTAGAATCTGCTTCTTTCTGTTTTTGTGCTGCCGTAATTTCATCATTCATCGCCGCCCAGTCTGATTGTGTAGACTCAGCAGATTTTTTCGATGTCTCAATCAACATTTTATATGTTTCAATTTCTTCTTTAATTTTCTTTATCTGTGCATAGTCCTCGCGCGTCTTTGGCTTTACTTGTACTCCGTAAACAAAGCCCTTCCTTTCAAGAGATTCTAATTCCATCTGCTTTTCTTTTAACGCTTTCTCAAAACGAAAAGTCTCTGTTTCTGGAGCAAGACCTAAAGGAATTAAAATTTTATTTTCTTTTATATGAGTATATACTTCAGAAAATTTTGCCAACCAACCGGCCATTGCTTCGGCAGAATTAATCAACGCAGTTGCTACCGTAGCAAACGCCATTCCAACATCGGTTATTGCCTTCCTGACACCTTCTTTTTTTACCATTTCATGTATATTTTTAATCGACTCTGTTATTGTATCAATTATTTTTCCATAAGCAGGGTCGAAGGCTTTTCCTAAAGACACAAACAAGTTCTCAATATATCGCGACAGAGTGTTAGCTCTTTTTCCGGTCGTTTGCATAGCTGCTTCATAAGTACCCGCGATATTTGCTCCTGCTTCCATAACAACATTCATACGCGCTTGCATTTTTTCTGCTTCTGATAGCTCGTTCTGCGTCTTCCCTAATTGCTTTGCAAGCTTGGCATAAGACCGTTCAAAGTTAACATTCAAGCCGATTGTTTTTAGTACTTCTATTTGCGCCGTTTGGATACCATAAATCATTTGCTCAAACGCTTGGGAAGAATTTATATTACCAATAACCGCCGCGTCTTGGGCTATTCTTGCAAGCTGAGAAGACTTGCTCAAATCAAAATTCGCCTGCATCATTCTTATGATTGATTGCCGCGCCGAAATTTGACTGATACCTGTTTTCTCTAATGACTTCGTATAGGCATCAAGTTGTGTCCTTGATACGTTTACATTTTTTCCAACGCTGGTCATTACTACGCCAAGAGTTGCAAAGCGAGAAGAAAGTAAGGTTGATTCTTTTACAAAATTCACCATGCCGGAAATTGCTCTTCTTGATAAAGCGTATGCCTGAAAAGCAATAAACCCGGCAACTGCTACCTTTACTGTTTTAGCAAGGGAAGCAAAACCGGATTCAATTTTGCCAACAGAAGAACCAATTTTCTTACTTGAATTTTCAATTTCTCTGGTGGCTTTATCAAGACCGGAAATTAAATTTCCAGTATCAACTTTTATTTGCGCTACAAGTTCGCCAATATTCATTTTTTATTCCTTTTCTTCTTGCGTTTTTTCTTGACTTTTTTAGCGCCCATTGAAACAAAAAAATCTTTTATTGCTTCCGGTTTTTTCGATTTCTTCTCGCCAATAAAATACTCATAATCAGAAAGCATTAAGTTGCGAAAAGGCATCGTCAAGGAGTGCTTGCCCCGCATAGAATTATACACGAAGGCAAGCAATCTTGATTGATAAAAGTCATTAACAACTGCTCCGAACGGTTCTAACTTTTCAAATTCCTGCCATTCAGAAATTTCTTTACTATCTAAGTCCCGTAGCAGTTCTCTAACAGTTTTACCCAAGGCCAAAGCTAACCGGAAGTAGAATCTTCGCTCTGGCCTTCCTTTAAATTTGACTGTTCTCCTGTTTCATTAAGACCACTTATCGCCCTGATTTTATCTGCTATCCGATCAAGCGGGGCCGCGTTTTTACTGCCGAGAACAGAAATATGTTCTTCTGTAAATAACCTCTTCCCGTCCTCACCAACACACCCCAAGCAAACAAGAAGACCGCGAACATTTCTTGCCGTTTTATTCTGGCTTGCCTCATAAATTTTAATATCAAATTCGTCTCGTTCTACCCCAGTCAACGGGCGAACAAAAACGACACCGCCCCATTCAGGAACTTCTACCTTTTCCAGTTTTACATCGTCAGCCGAAAGAATATCTTCTCTTGATAGTACTTTCATTTTTAATTTCCTCCTTTTGGTTAAGGAATATCCTTAACGATTAAAAGTTAAATGCCAGAAGAATCACCAGTAATAGTTATTTCGCCGGAAATTTTAATAGTGAAATCAGCCGACACCTTATCCGTCAACGGATTTGACATTCCAAGAGAAGTAACAGTCCCACTAAAGGAAATTTCCGTGTTATCCGTATCAGGTAGAACAATAATCCATGTTTCTAAAATATCCATCATGTAGGACTGTTTGACATGAAGGAAGGCGTCCTTTACAAAATTACAAGTAACCGTAATTTCTCCACCGTCACGAAGACCACTTAAAAATTCCCTGAAACGATTGACAGAATCTTTATTTGTAACATCAATCGTTTCCTTCGTCATGTTCGGGCCGGTAATGTCAATCAGTTCTCCGATAAGAGAATATTGAGCAGAACTCGAATCGCTTGACACACCTACTACCCTCTTTAATTTAGTTCCATGTCCACTAAAAGCTTCGCTTGCCATGTTTACCTCCTTCTATTAAATAATTAGTAGTTATTCCGTTCTCTCTGCATTAAAGTTAACAGAAAAAATCGGCCTTCTGTTATCGTCCCAGTAAACGAAACCTACATCGCCTTGACAAAAAATAGAAATATAACGAGTAGTACTTAAACTACCACGATAACCATTTAAAAGATTCTGTATTTCTTTTGCCTTCGCCCATGTATCAAGGTACTTCCCTCTGGCCCCGCGAACAAGAACTTGAAACGAAGCAATATCATCTGAAAAATTTGGGTTCGGAGGAAGGCCAGGCGAATCAGTTATTGATATGCAAGTATCAGGAGAAGAAGCAAGTCCTCCGATATGAATTGACCAGCCTGATGCCGCCGCATATTCTCCAACTTCATTACTACTTTCAATAAAAATATCTTTTATGTCTTCGCTTGCAGGTTTCATTTCTACCCCTTTATCGTTGCATATTGTCTGATAATATCTAAGACCTTTTTTGAATTATC